AGTTAACCGACTTATACTTGCATATTCATAATGCAATGGTAGAAAAAAATAGAGCTAGCAAAGGGATAGTTCAAAGCACGCACCATCAGAGCATTGCCGCAATGTTTTACCAATCTGTTAGCGCAGAGGAAGTAAGATTGCGGCAATTTTTTGTCCCATAGCTGTCCCATCAGATAATCGGCCGGCTGTCTTCGTGGTAGTTCGAAACCATGAAGGTCACCTTACCCAGCACCACGATATCCTCCATAGCAGCCGCCTCAAGCGCTTCACCGTCACGGGTGATGATTGACTGCCCCATCAGCTTACCTACCTCCCTCTCGCCGTACAGCTCGAAACAGAGCATATCCCCTGAACAAGGACTAGCGCCCGAATCCAGCAAATGAATAACGCCGTCAATTTCAAAAAGGCTCACGCTGGGCCGCACCTGGCATATCTCGTTCAGGTCGATCCGCGATTCAACGTAGTCCTGTGCCGGTGATGGAAATCCCATATCAGTATCCCCCATTGTTAGGATTGAACAGGTGGAACGTCCGGCGCTCACCTTCTTCAGTTGAGATGTCGCGGAAGTTGCCCTGGTAGTGCTCAATCCACCGGTTAGCCTCAGCCAGGGTGAAATCGTGGTTTACCTTCGTCAGATGCTCCAGGAATTCCACAGTGGTAACCGTGCGCTTGCCGTTCGGCGCTATCCTGATGCTTGCTCTGAATGCAGTTGCTATGTCGTCTCTGCGTGCCATGGGAATGCCTCGATAAAGCACTGTATGTACATACAGTACTATTGCTCGATATGGCCTATCAAGAGGATTTTTAGGAGATGATGGTACGTGTTTGAAATGGTTGGGGATTTAATCCATCAGCCTTGGCTCATACTTTTCAATCAGGAAATCAACGTAGCCATCTTCCCTTTCTGCACAGCCCATCTTTTCAGATTCTTTCATTATCTCGAAGATGCTGGCCGCTTCCCTTGAGGCATCATCATCAGGATTCGGGACCGCTTTAGAGGTGCAGAGGAGCTTTAGAGCTACACCCACATCAGCATCAGCGGCATAAGCATTGTTGGTAAGCAGCATTAACAAGGCTGCAGTTGCGATTGATTTTTTCATGCAGGTGACTTCATGTAATTTTTTGTGCATCGACCCTATGTCTCAGCTCCGGTCATTGCAAGATTTTTCCTAACAACCCTTACGAATTCTTGCCATACAGCTTACAAATGGTAGGATCCTGCCCTAAATAAATTTCAGACAATTACATGTATAAACTATTCGCAAGGTATGCATCTGTTGGCGTCGTCAATACCGCTGTTCATTGGGCTGTATTCTTTAGCGTACATGCAGCAGGCGTTAACCAGGCGTTCTCAAACATGTCGGCCTTTTTTGTTGCGGTTACTTTCTCATTCTTCGCCAATGCGAAATTCACTTTCAACGGTAAAGCCACAACGGGACGATACCTGATCTACCTGGGATTTATGGGTGCTATGGCTGCATCAGTAGGCCAGATGAGTGACAGCTTAGGCTTACCATCTATCTTCACGCTGATTACATTCTCGGCAGTTAGCCTGGTGATGGGATTCTTTTATTCAAAATATATCGTTTTTAGGGATGAGAAATGAAAGTTTCACTTGTTGTTCCAGTCTTCAATGAAGAGGAAGCGATTCCTATTTTCTATCAGGCGGTGCGTCAGCAATTAGCCGACCATGAGTTCGAGATTGTATTCATCAACGATGGCAGCAAAGATGGAACAGAAGAAATAATAAATGTCCTGGCTGCTTCTGATCCGCTTGTGGTTGCCCTGTCATTAACGCGTAATTTTGGAAAAGAGCCGGCTCTATTTGCTGGCCTTGAGCATGCAACAGGTGATGCTGTAATCCCAATTGACGTCGACCTTCAGGACCCAATCGAAGTAATCCCTCTGCTCATAGCGCGCTGGGAGGCTGGGGCTGATATGGTTCTTGCAAAGAGAAGCGATCGAACCACTGACGGACACATGAAGCGGAAAACTGCAGAATGGTTCTATCGGCTTCATAACAAAATTAGTACGCCAGTTATTGAAGAGAACGTGGGTGATTTCCGCCTGATGTCTCGAGAAATTGTTGAGCACATTAAAGCCCTTCCTGAACGCAACCTGTTCATGAAAGGGATACTGTCATGGGTGGGCGGTCAGGTTGAAGTAGTTGAATACACACGCGCAGAACGCGTTGCCGGCGTTTCGAAGTTTAATGGCTGGAAGCTATGGAATCTTGCGCTGGAGGGAATTACCAGCTTCTCAACATTTCCTCTACGCATGTGGACTTATATCGGATTGTTCATTGCCGGGATGTCGTTCCTGTATGGCGCCTGGATGATTATTGATACGCTCGTTTGGGGTAACCCTGTGCGAGGTTACCCTTCAATTCTGATTTCGATTCTATTCTTGGGTGGAGTGCAGCTGATTGGCATAGGCGTTCTGGGTGAATATATTGGCAGAATTTACGTAGAAATTAAAAATAGACCAAGATTTATTATCAAAAAGGGAAAAGCTAATGCTCAGGATGAATAAGTTAGATAGTGGATGTTGGGTTATTGCTGTTGTCACTGCTTTATTTATCCTCCCCATTATCCTGTCAGGAATTATGTATCAGGATGATATTTTACGTTCCGCTAATGGAGAGGCTTATTGGGGCGTGCTGGGGCGCCCTCTTTCTGATGCTGTGGTAATGGCTATTGGATTCGGTTCGGACTTTGTTGTCGATACCTTCCCGCTGTCATTGATCTTGTCCGGATTGCTGCTTTCCGCTTCATCAATGATGCTTTACTGTAGGTTTGCTTTGCAAAAAGGCATTGCATCTGGCCTGGCATTTTCTTTATTTTCTCTCAGTCCATTTTTCCTGCAAAACCTGTCATACCATTTTGACAGCCTTCCTATGATGCTGGGCGTATTCCTCGCAGTTCTGCCCTACTCTGTGGCCTTCAGTCGCCTCAGGTTATCATTGAGGATGCTGTCTGGTGCAATATGCCTTGTGATGGCTTTAAGCCTGTATCAGGCCACTGTTAACGTATTCATATCAATATGTGTGATAGAGGTGGCGTATTCACTGTACAAGAATCAGGATGGTTATGCGGCGTTACGTGCATCACTGGAACGAGCAGTAACAGCGTTGATAGGCTTGCTTATTTATATGAAGGGAATCGCGCCTCTTTTCTTATCTAAAAAAGTACACTCAGATTTGATTACTGCATCCGGCGATCCGGTTCAGAGCCTGACTTACAACCTATCCAGATTTTGGAAAATTGCTGACAGCTTATTTTCCAGGCCTTTCATCATTGCATGGTCTGCTTTGCTTCTGCTGGCTCTTGCTGGGTTTATCTATTTATCATTTAATTTGATCAAATCAGATAAGAGCGCGCTATCCAAGGTAACAGCAATTTTCATTGCCATAGTATGTGTCGCTATTTCTTTTTTTTCCGTCGCTGGCCCATTCGTCTTCGTTGATAAGACGGTTGTAGCGCCTCGCGTGATGATGGGCCTACCAGGATTAATGCTGTTGGTAGCGTTTTTTGCTTCGACCGTTTCTCACAGGAATCTTCTGGCTGTAACCTGCTGCATCACTGTAGTGTTTTCACTTTCATTTGCTTCGGCTTATGGTAACGCGAGTAAGGCTCAAAGGAGTTTAGAGGACAAGGTTTTCTATGACATTGCGTCAAGTGTTCCAAGAGATTGGAAAGGTAAGCCCATTTATATTACAGGGCAAATCGCTACTGCTCCCGCTACTGAAATGCAATTTAAGAGATTCCCTTCTCTTAAGTGGATGGTGATGCCTGTCTTTGACTGGTCAGGCATGGTCATATTGAAGCACTATAACGTCGATGCAACTATAGCAAATGCATTGCAGCGAGATGTTAAAGACAAAAAGATAGTTTCAGATAATTTATTCTTCACTCTTTATGAGGGTATGGATAATCTGATCGTCATAAAATAAGCCCCATGCGGGGCTTTTTTTATAGAGATGGTTTTACCCATAGCTTGTACTTAATTCCATACGAAGCATTGGCTGTTGTTTGCAACACTATGGAAGTATCCGTTTGAGACTTGATGCCCATTCCTGATGGTTGGGCATTTGTTCCTACGCCTACCATCGCAGTTATATCCATGATTTTGAAATTCGCCGGGGCAGGAATTGTTACTGTTCCGTCGGCAGATATTGTAGCCGATTGCCAATCGTTATGAACTGATACGGCCTTCCCAATATAATCAAATGAAGAGTTAGGTCTCATATATCGATCTGCATACATCCCACCAATTACTTCAATATTAACATAATTAGCCGGAGCTAGTTTTAATATCGTCCCGCCGCCACCAAGAGCAGCTGCGCCACCAAGGTGGAAACCACAATCCTGGAACGTGACCTTGCTTCCTGAGTCTACGCTAACCACATATGCAGTTGAACCAATAGTAGTCCAATTCGATGCGACAGGCTGGAAATGCTTTATTGTCACGGTGCTAAAGCCATTCACATAGGTTAAGCTGCGATTATTTGCTGGGATAGCTGTTTCATCTGTTGCCGTCATCAGTGTTCTTACTCGATATGCCACCCCTTGCGTGCCAAGGCCCCCTACTAACTTTTCATTAGGCAGCATTGCAAAGGAAAACTCAGCTTCAACGGAACCAATGCAATTTAGTAATCCGCCATTCCATGCTTCTACACCCATATCGAAAATTACACCATCGCATGAGTCGAGTGTAATCCCCATTGCTGTTTCATTCGCATAATCATAGTGAGCGTATGTTGATGTTGCGAGCGCCCCCTCAAACCACCCATGGAACTTAGAATAATTGCAGTTTCTAAGATAAATCGGGAAGATGGTATGATCTACCTGCAATTCAATGTTATGCGATGTTGTTGAACCTCCAGTTGTGGTCTTTTCCGGAGTGGTGCTGACTGCATCCCAATACACCCCTTTATGGCATGAATCAATTTTAATGACACCCTGCGTTCCCCAGCAACTGTAGCCAAAACAAGCAAATTCCCCACCATAGAGAGATACCTCAAGATTCGCCTTCATTGCGTTATTCAAATGCAGGCACATTGTTCCTATGCCTTTAGAGGCAGTGTGCCTTGCGACATTCCACCGCAACTGAAAACCTTTGAATGTTATATTTCTGACGTTTTCTCCAGTTACCCCACCACCAGAAAACTCAGATGCATTTCCTACTCGCACAATGCAAAGCTGCCCAAATGCATACGAAGAATAGTCCGCAGGTATATCCCTGATGAATCCTGTTTCCCATGTAAAGTCGTTAATAGGCGCGCCAAGCCAGCATGAGTAAGGGCCAAGATTTAGATAGTTGTTGCCAAGGTGATATTTTTTGAATTTCGCTACGCGAATTTCACATTTACCACGAGCATAGTTTTCCACGGCCTGACACGCGGCCCAGTCAATGGTTTGAGTAAGGGCTGTGACGTGCGGGTAAACGGCTTTCGCAGCTGCAAGAGTGGCGAACCGCTCTGATAATGGATGAGCAGTACCATCACCTATTGCGCCAAATTGCTCAGGTGTGACGTAATTAATGATCTGCTGTAGAGTGCCGCCCGCTGCCATTCCAATCATACTTGCACCAGCAGAGGAGGCAAGCATGGTTTTCAATGCTGCATCACCAATACCTACCCATGCCCCCTGTCCGACACCTCCCGCGCTCTCCGGTGTAGAACCGGCTGCAACTGTTTTTGGAAGCGAGCCAGACCAGCGATAATACTCACCATTTGAGCCCCAAAGCAGCGCTTCATTTGGAAGCGTCAGCGTGGCTCCAGTTTCAAATGATTGCTTCAATATCCACCCAAAACTGCTAATGGCTTCCTGTGCCAGTTGGCGTAAACCTTCAATGGTGTAGTGCTGAGAACCGAATCTGTCTGTGTATCGCAATGCCAATGACGTTACAAACTCATCAATCTTACCGGCGTTGAACTTCAGATCGCGAGGTGATTCAGATGGAACTGCGTTTTGCGTTGGTTGCGTAGCCATATTTATTCCATAAAAAAAGCCAGCACGATGGCTGGCTAGATGATGAGTATAATGCTCAGGGGTAAATCAGATCGCTGTACTCTGCGAGAGTTAGGGCTGTGGTGCCATCACTGTTAGGCTGCTTCTCACTGATTATCCATTGAGTAGCATTAAGCTCCTCGGTTGTTGCGATCATATATCTGGAGGGTGATTGCACATCATAACCATCGTAGATATTCAGGTTTATATTTGGTATTGCTGCGGTAAAACCAAAGTCTGTATCGCTGCGAGGTGTCGCTGGATACCGTGATGTTGACGAACCCATGCTGTCAGTCACAACGACGTACATGGAACCGGTAAAGCTGATCCGCTCGCTGGTTTCAAAATCGTTACCATCTCGTGAAACAATATAGCCCGCCTGCTGATTTGTATCGTAGCTGTCCGGTATCTGGACCATGTCCCCTACATTGCACCACTCACCATCCGCCAGGGCTGTGATAGCAGTGCTCATTCGAGAATAAAGCAGCCGGCGGCACTCCTTTTGAGCGCGATAATCTGCCTGAAATGAATCACGCACATACATCATCTCAAACTTCTTAGCCTTAGTTGGGGTACCCAGTTCAATTTGATTATTTCTGACACGGTACCGCACAAATGCCTGCTTATTCGTGGTCGGGTTTCGATACTGGACCTCTACACCATCGTAGCTGCCGGGCAGGCTCATATCGTAGCTGAGCGAATACCCCGTCTCGGTCGTATTAGCTCGATTAAATATCGTCACAGGACTAGTGCGCTTTTTGTCCAGAGTAAATGACAGTACGCCATCGTCCCAGAACACAGTTACGCCAGCGGCATCACAGATAGCCTCCATGCGCTGCCCAAGAGAGAAATCCTCGTCATCAAAGGTGTAATCGAAATATCCAAGGCGAACGTCGATTGCATCAACCTCAGCCTGTATAAGGTACAAGCCATAAATGTCGATCGAGTTCTCAGGTTGCCCGCCTGACATTAACCAGTTATGTAGCGCGATATCGGAGAATTTGCGGGAAGCCCTGAGGGTGTAATCAACGGTCTGGGTAGTCATGTTGTAGCTGATGACGTGGCGATTAATGAGCGCGTTATATTTCCTGTCACGCGAACTTGTTGCGTTCTCAGTCTGCCGGACGGTGACTTTAACCAGTGAGTCATTGGGGTATGACACGTTTGTCCTGATATTCACCCCATGAATCGCCTCAACCTTGAGCTTACTGTTATCGCCACTGTTATCCGTACGCTGGAACTGCACTGCATAGCGACCAAAGCCCCCCGTAGGGATTAGCTTATCCGTTCGGTAAAAAGTCTCAGAGCTTGAATCATGCGGCGTGGTTTGCCTGTAGGTAAACGTCTGCTCTGTGCCGGGGATCAGAACGTTATCAGTATCCACCTTCCATATCTTTGCCTGCCAATTGGTCTCGCTCTTTCCACCTAAACCAGACTGCGTATGCAACCAAAGCTGCGTCGAGTCGACTGGCGAGAAAAATGGACCAATCACCAGGGCCTGATTATCGTTGAGGACGAATTTGGTTGTGTTGATCGTTGCAGTTGTTACATAGGAAGCGTTTGAACCGTCCAGATTGTTCATTACGAAGTTGTAGTAATAAATCGGGGCGGTGACTGAACCGTTATTCGTCTGAGTTGCTGAAATCAAGTTGCCAGATAACGTGATGTCCTGCGTTACGTTACCACTTGCAGTGGGGTAAGTGATGTTTATCGTGAATGTGACTGCATGCGGCAAGGCCAGCCCGATAAAGTAGTCAAAGCTGGTTTGCTTAATGATCTTCATCAGAATCTGTCCGCCAGAGTAATTGCCGCTGATTACGGTATTAGCCGTAGCGCTCTCAATGGGGAAATCTTCAGATTCATTCTTGCCCGGCACCTCCTGACCATCCACATCATCAAACTGATACCCCTCATTGATAGTCCCGATCACATCTCCGGGATTGTAGATTGTGAATGAGGCGCCGGCCATAGACCCAAGGTTTGATTCCGAGTAGCGAACAGAGCTGACGGTGTATTTCCCCAATCCAAAGTTCATGAACTCAGTCAGGTACTTCAGGTTATTCGTGTATTCAAAGAGAGACTCCTGAATCAGATCAGGGAAGGAGCGGATAAGACCGAAATTATCAGGTTTTGCTTCACCGTTACGGGCAAGGTTTGTCTGGCCTTTTACGCTGTTGTTTGATGAGGTTTTACTGTTGCCGGCTGATGCCCCCGGTGAGCCAATGAGGCTGGACATTACTTTCGAGATAAGCTTGATGTCTGTCTTGTAGGTGAAGGCGCCAAGAATGAATGCGCTTGTTTTGAGGAATCCCCCACCTTTGGGCTGGTCGAATATGATTACCCGGTCATCTTCATTTAGTGTGAAATCTAAGCTATCACTATCCTGCAACTCCCTGCCGTTCACATTGATTCTGACTTCAGCGTGCAGGTGCTGTTCTTCCAGCCACTTTATGAAAGGCCTGTCTTCAGGCGCATTAACTCTCTGCTTTGGCAGGCCCGGTACGCGTTGAATCTCTATAGTCGGCATAAGAGTAGTACTCGATTTTGGTGTAAAGCTTTTGAACGGTTCTGATGTGGTCTGAACGCACATGACCGCTTTCACCACGGCTGTGCAGCGCCATCCCATCGATAATCAGGCCAACGTGGACAGGAGTTGATCCGTAGTAGGCAACGAACATGTCTCCGTCACTGAATACATCTGATTGCTGCCAGAACACGATCTCATTGAAGAAGCAGGTCAGAAATTCGGCATCGGACTCATAGCCGGGAACATCATGTAGCTCTTTACCCATAACGTGCCGGTAAAAGAGAACTATCAAGCCCCAGCAATCCACCCCTTCAAAACTGCAGGAACGGTTGCGCCAGGGCAGTCCTGTGACCTTCCCAATAAATTCTGCTTTATGCATTTTGGAGACCCGGGAATTCTTCAGGTGTGTAGAGTTTGCCAACGTTGTTGTTAACGGGGTTTTTCAGTGTGAGAGTCACCGTAACGTCAGTGGCATCCATGCTCACATCGCTTACATAAAGCGTGTATGGCTTCAAAGGCGTTTTCATATCGGATGAATCGAAGCGTTGAACGGTTACTGAAATCGGCGTCAGCCGTGAAGTCCCTTTCCACTTCTTCAGCGCCTGCTTAAAATCCTGCGCCATCCGGCCAAATTTTACGGTGCTATTGATAACGGGTGTGCTGCTCTGCTGACTCTCAACGATCTCCATCCTGCATGGCTGATACTCATTACCCGCGAAGGTCTTCGGGAAAATCTGCTTATCGACCAGCCTGATGTATCCGAACACTGAGTTGTAAAAAGTCAGTGTGTCGTAGAGGATACGATTCGGTCTCTGTGCTTTATATTCGCGAAAAGTTGTCATCACTCCGCCCTCGGTAATGACTCCGGATCACTGTCGTCCGGGTAACCGGTAACAATGATGTCCAGCCAGCTTCCCCACGGTGGCGGCAGCTCAACAATGATGTCGTCAAAATCATCATCAGAGTTTTTAATCTTCCGGCATACAACACTCCCCGTCCAAGTGAAGACGGAACCGGATTGAGTCCAGGTTGGATAGGCTGTGAAGTGCAGCTCCTGCTCTTCCAGCCCAGTGTCACCAGTCCCGGTCGAAAGCTCCATGTTGAACCACTGATTGCAGTTATCCAGATAGTTCGGACTCCGAATCCATTGGGTAAACGCACGGTGCTGATCTCTGGTGAGTATCCAGTTAAGCTGGAATGTTGACTTAAGGTCATCAGTGAGTTTCTGGAAGATGGGAGCGCCAACCTGAGGCTGGTCGCTCCTGAACCCAGTATCACTGGATGCGTTTTTATTTGCCTTCTGTGCCAGCGGTAGCCAGTCAGGGTAGTCGATAGCCATTACTCTCTAGCCCTCGCTGAAGCTGTAGTGTTTCGGGTTATTGCATTCCTGATTGGCCCGCCCTGGTCGAGGTCTGCGACAATCACATCTATCGTCACACCATTGGCGCCGTTGCTTGCCTGAGCATCTACGGTCGCACTGGTGTAGTTCTGGATGTTGATGATTACGCCGCCAGAGGAATTTGACCCGCCCTGCATATCCTTATTGCTGATAACTGCCCCATTATCTCCGGGGATCATGTACTGCCGGCCATTGCCAGCCTGGTAGATTTCTGGCATGCCGCCCTCACCTACCTGATACATGCCGCCTGCCGAAACAGATCCACCATTTTTACGCTTTCCTGACAGCGTTTTAGATAGTGCAAATGCTCCTACTAAGGCTGCACCACCAATAATTGCTGCTGCACCAAATGAACCCACAGAAGCGACTAGAGCTGCTGGAAGCCATGAGGTCATAGTTGTGGCAGCAGCAGCTGTGCTAGCCGCTGTTGTGGTTGCTATACCACCAACAGTTACGGCGGTGGTTGATACCGTTGCTGCGTTTTGAGCAGCTGAACCCATAACAGCAGATTTCACCCACTCAACACCCATCTGAACGAAGCTGTTAATCAGCGAGTTGAGAGCGTTGCTTGCCAGTGATGACATTGCCTCTTCAGCGCTCATGCTGCCCGTAACCATGCCAGTGAAGGCGTTGGAAGCGTTACCAGCAATGGAGTCGAAGGAAGCAGCTACAGCCTCATTACCTGCGCTCTGATTGCGCCACATCTGCCACATGGCGGCGGTGCGTTGCTGGTCATACTGCAGGTTAAGGGAGTTTCTGAGAGCAAGGCTTTGCTGCTCGGTGATGACCTTCTGATTCTCGAACTGCTGAATCAGGGCAAGCTTCTGGGCATTCTCGTTCGCCAGCTGTTGAACCGGGTCGACTGTACCGGCTGCCGATTGTTGTGGGGTGACTGCGGATGCAGCGTTGGCTTGCGCGCTCTGCTCAGAGTAAGTTGCTGCAATGTCAGCGCGCCTCTTCTGGCTGGTCTCAAACGAGATATCGCCAGCGGTTAGTTGACGCTGAACTTGAGCAAGGTCTTCTGCCCTTTGCTTCTCCGCATTTGCAGCTGCATCCTTTTCAAGGGCAGCCTTTTTATCTGCTGATCTCTGCTGGACATCAAATATCTGACCCGCCTGCTGAGATGCCTGCTGCATTTGAGCTGAAGAAGCACCAGCACCTAAGTCCTGGATAGCGGACAGTTGAGCTGCTTCGCGGTTGAGCCCTTTATACTGCAGCTCTGCCACTGCCATCTGGTCAGTGAGTTCCTGCAAGGACTTGAGACGGCGTTTTTCTGCCTGTTCGGCCTGCGTCTCTACCTTTGCTGACTCTTTAGCTGTGGTGTTGCGGGCGGCCTCGGCGGCCTGCAAATCATACTGAGCACCAGCCAGGTTGCCTGCAGTGTTAATCTGATTGGCATTGCCACCCTTACCACTCGCTTCCATTCTCGCTTTAGTTACAGCCCGAAGCCGTTTGTCGGTTATAGCGAGGAGCGCGTTCTCGTCTTCAAGGTCTTTATTGTAATCATCTGCCTTGGCACTTCTTGGGATTTGCAGGCTAGATGAGTTGAACCGGTCTTTAGCAGTGGCAGCCTGGTTAATCGACTGGGCGAAGTGATTCATCATGCCAGCGGCGTCACCGGCTGCTCCTGACTCGCGAGACAACAAATCAATTCCTGTCTTAAGCCCGGTAGTCAGTTGCGCCTGACCAAGATTTATAGCACTTTGAGTCTGGCTTAATCGACGCTGCGCCTTTTCAAGTGCTTCAGCCGCAATATACTGAGCATCCATTGCTCCCGACAAAGCTTCTGCAGCCTGTCGTCCGCGTGTAGTTCCCGTACCCCAGTTATCAACCTCTTTACGGAGGTCGCCTATGCGGTAAGTTGCCTTGTCATAGGTTTTCTGAGCGTCATCAACACTGTCGGTCAGGCTGACGACACTTTCACGCATCCGAGCTATCGATGCACCGACTTCAGTTGCTGACATTTCTCTGAATTTTGATACAAGGCCGCTTACGCTATCGGCAAGGTCATTTGCCTCCTGTTTGGCCTGCTGCGCTTTCTGATAGAAATAGAATATTGCAGCAGCTGCCAGAGTCGCAACACCAGCTGGGCCGCCAACGAGAGCCATTGCTCCGCGAAGTCCTGCTGAAGCGACAGATAACGCGCCTTGCGCTGCCGCAGCATTGTAGGCGCTCGCAGCAAGAGCGATCTGCTTCTGAGTAGCAAGAACCAATGCGCCAACATAGCGGGAGCCCATCACAGCGGTAACGGCGATCAGCACTGTCGATATAACATCAAGGTTTTCACTCAGGGTGATCACGGCATCATTGAAGATAGCCACTCCGGCTTTAACGGTTGCGGAACTGCCTACGAACTGAGTTATGTTGTTGCTGGCGGTCTGGAATGCCTGGGCTATGGTCTGAGTGGTTTTTGAAAACTCACGGCCAATCGCGTCTCCCTGCGACAGTAAGCCATTGACCACCACATCTGTTGTGAGCTTGCCTTGTGCTGCCATAGCGCGTAGCTGACCGATGTTAACGCCAAGAGAATCAGCCAGCGCCACGGCAAGACGACTTCCTTGTTCTGTTACAGAGTTGAATTCCTCGCCACGCAGTACACCAGAAGCAATGCCCTGCGAAAGCTGAATGATTGCATTCTCTGCTTCCTGCGCGGTGGCACCAGAGACAACAAACCCCTGGTTGATAATTGTTGTTAGTCGGGCTAGATCTTCGGCCGAGGTGTTGTACTGGCGAGTACCGCGCTCAAGTCGGGCATAGAGTGTCGCAGTGGCATCAAGGCTTGATCGGGTTGATTGCGTGATGTCGAATACGCGCTGGGTGACTTCAACAAGGCTTTCGCTTGCACGGACGGAGTTTGATAATTTGTTGTTCAGCGTTGTCCATGAGTCCGCGTAATCCGCAACAGCCCTCACTGAGAGCGCCGCAGTCAAAGCCGTTGCGACCCTTGTCAGAGATGAGAATGATTTCTCCGTGCCGCCCACAGACTTACTGGTTTTATCAAAGCTGTCCTCAAGCTTGCCTAATCTGGCATCAACCTGTCGTTGGGCATCCAGCAACTTTGCCACGTTCATTTCTACTTCATAAACGATGTTGCCAACTTGCTGTTCACTTGCCATTCATCATTCTCCGGGCATAAAAAAACCCCGCCATTGCGAGGTTGTTATTAAAACGAAGGGGTTAATCTGCCCAGCCAGATCTGGTCTCAGTATTGGACTCAGACAATGTATATTTTTCTACTACGTCATTCTTAAACAGTATCACCAACTGCTTTACGTGTGCCTTTGATCCGTTATGGAAAAGACCATAGAAAGGTATGAAAGTGGTGCCATTAAGTTTCACGTTAGCCAGCGAGTATGTCCAAACCTCATTTCCACCATCCGTAAAGCTAACGCCCATCGGATCGCCAAAATTCGCCCTCACCTGAGGCTTAGTAGTTGTGCCTTTCTGGATTTTTGACTGAATGGTCGCCTGATTTTCACTCTCAAGCGTACGATTACCTGAAGATGCGCAGCCTGCCAACAAAAGCGTCACCATTGACGCAATAACTAACTTTTTCATATATCCCTATTCCCATAAGTAACGTTCGGATTAATCCTAAAGGTAATCTGATGCAATGGGAAGCAAGAAAAGCGGCGTGTGCGGGCCTTCCATTATGTTCTTTTACGTGACTCCGTTACGAAAGTGACTATTTGAGAGGAAATTTGATCATGAATTTTTTGAGTGGTTCGGCCCCTTATTTTTGAGATGGCCTGCTTTTGCTCAGCACTTAAAACATCCCACTGGGACTTGTCGGGCCCAATAGAGTCATGAACCTCTGAAAGTTCAACGCTACATTTATCAAAAGATTCTTCTGCAATGCTATGAGCTTGCTTTGTCGTTTTTATCTGACTTTCTGCATAGGAGGTTACGCAAATGCTCAACTTTTGCGAAGAACTCTCCAGATCAGCATGCGCTATGGAACAAACCATCAATCCAATAATGGCTAATACTGTTTTCATTGCCTACCCCCTTTTGTTTAAATGGGGTAGATCTTAGCATTAGCCATTTGTAATCAAATGCAAGAATTAAGCTGCTTTAGCTAGTCTCCGCGCCTTTTTAGCCATGTAGTCATCGGCAACAGCGTCATACTCATCACGAGTGAACCCTTTCTGGTCCGGATGCTTCGCATTAAGCAGCAACTGGAATTCCGTCATGGTCAACTGCTCAGCGTCACTCCGGCTCATGCCAAAGTGGTTACGTGCCGCGCTTATGTAGTCGAAAGAGCGGAACTCAGTAGTTGCCTGGCCTGACTCATGCCGCTGGAGCTGGCGCACCTTGGCCTTGCCGATGATGCCGTGGGTTATCAGTGACTGAGCGATCAACACCATCTCAACGGTGCTCATCAATCCCGCCCGGTATACGAATGCCCATTTCCCTGACTTGCCCGGGATAATGTCACCGGTCAGCTCGGACACATCGTTCTCGCAACAGGCGGTAAGCACCGACATCGCGGCCATCATTGCTGGCTTACCCATCTGCTTGCGACTCAGGTGGGCCATCAGCCACGCCGGGATTGAACCGTATGCATCCATGGCGCGCTGAATAAGAGGGGTGATCTCGTCGTTATGCAGGTCATAGAAGGCTTGCACAATCTCCTGTGGCTCACCAATACGTGACATGGCAGCGAATGACGGCCGGAAGAAATAATCATCTTCGCCAGCGCTTATCAGGCACTCGCCAATTTCTTTCTGTGGGGTCATGAGGGTATCCGGTAACTGTCATTTTCGGGGCCACCAGGTGGAAGCCCCTGAAATGGCAATTAAGCGGTGATGGTTGCCGCCGTGGTGCCAGTAAAGCTGCCATCAGATGAGGTGAAGGTGATTGTCGCTGTGCCAGCCGCAACACCCGTAACCAGCCCTGTATTGCTGACGGTTGCCTTAGTCGCATCCGAGGTTGTCCAGGTGCCGGACTTATCGGTTGCATCAGCGGGGAGGACGGTAGCTGTTAACTGGCGCGTTGCACCGACCGCCAGTGAAGTTGTAGCCGGGGCAATGGTCACACCAGTAGCCGGAACAACATCGTCAGTATCCAGCACCTGAATGGTGTTGGCTGCAGCAACCTTGAACTCAGTGGAAAAAGTGATGATGTCATTAGTGCCACCATCTGAACTCAATGCGTTGATCAGCATGTAGCCCTGGAACGTCACCGCACCAAACTCCATACGCACCCAGATAGTAGGCTGGCGAGCGGCCTGAATCTCGGTATTGAAGTACTTGATCAGGCGGAACACGCCGTACTGGTCGAGCTTGTCATTCTTGCGAACTTCACCCTCAAACGAAATTGTGAAGTCAGCGTTGGTGACGATGTTTTCAACGTAGCCCTGGGTATCATCAGCGTCCGAAGTCACGCTATTTGGTGAGAAGTCGAAGCCTTTACTTGTGCCGGCTGCCAGAGCTTTCCACTCTGACTCCTGCGGTACTGCGTCCGAGCAACCATCGGCTACTTCTAGCACAATGGCGCGGCCAAACAACGCTGTGTTGTCCGTTGGGCAATTTGCTGCCATGGGTAATTCCTCTTTGACGTTTCCGGCTTATTCGCCGTATTTGATTGCAAACTGAAGCCGATAGACGAGACGCCCTTCGGTTGTTAAGACTGGCGCGGGAACCCCGCCAAAGTTTTCGATATAACCGATGCAGTTGCCGGGTAAAGGATCGGCCTGAACACGCTGAATAATGGCCTGCACGGCGTCATCAGTTGCCTGATTGCCATTCATGGCGCCAATCACATCGACCATCACGTAATACTCAGCCCCCAACTCATTGCGAATAGCGGAGCCACCGTTTGGGCGAAAGACGATGAATTTATCCGTTTTGACGCCGGTGTCAGTCCAGATGAGCTTTTGAACCTTGAAGCCATCGGTTAGCCCGGCAGAGATGAAGTAATCCCGGAGGCGGTCATGCATGGCTGGAATCACAGACTCATCTCCTTCTTAATGGTCCTGTCGATAAGGTCACGGGTATCCTCAAATCCCTTCGTCAGGAACTCTTTCTGAGCAGTCGCCCGGCGGAAGCTTTGCGGCACATTCGGGTCGTGAACAAAAACGGCATAGTTGGCGGAGTATCCCACCCTGCCTGTTATCCGGGTTCCGCTTACTTCAAGCTCACGATACTGGCTGTTGATGAGAGTGGATGTGTCGATCGGGGTGTACAGCGCCGCCTGAGAAGAGCCGATAATCAGCGCACTCTGCAATGCCCTGACCGCCTTGCGCCCCTGAATATCACCGATGAGCCGGTTCAGATTTTGCTGAGCCTCACGGATGCCTTTTACCTTCACGCCCATAGCTAAACTCCCGTCAGGATGGCCCAGTCATCAACAAAGCGCTCAAAGGTGTCCGCATAGCGAATCGCCTGCATCACCTCATCTGCACCAGCCGCCAGCGGGTCGGGATTATCAGACGCACCAATAAGGATGTAATCGCCGGCCTGAGCAAGCGCGTACTCCGTCCAGATGGTGTTCTTTACGACAATCTCAGCACCGATAGAGCCAAGCCGTTTCGAAAGCCCGCCCTGATAGTCAGCCAGAATAACCAGCGGCTCAGCATAGGTTCTGTCACCTGCGTCACTAACGCCGAGATTCTTCCAGATGGTGCATGGCGCTGTGTAAGACCAACTAGCCAGTGAGCTCATGATTACCTTCCTGGTAGACTGGCCTGAATTCCACACCTTGATGTGCCACTAGGCATCCCTTGTGAGTGAAGTTCAATCCCGGCCCTGGGAAAATAAAGTCGCCAGATTTCAGGAATCCAGAGTTTTCTTTAACCCTGCCACCAGTGATTTTCAGCCAACTAACAACCATGTCTTCCAATACCATCATTATTCCCTCCAACTAATCACAGCAGGCCTCTCCGCAGCAATGCGGGGGCAGTTAATCCGCCACTCGCCTGCCGCGGTAATGTAAGCGGTCGTCTGCTTGTCGCTATCAGTTTTCACCCACACACGATTGAATGGCTTTGGTAAACGCTCAGACACTGGTATCCACATCAGCAACCACCAACCACATCAAAGAAGCCAACGCTTGTGCCAACGTCGATCGGCAAAAGTGCTGTGCATCCTGACGTGTCCAGAGCCGCCAGTGTGTTGCGCATTGTCTTCACATCGCCGCTGTAATCGAACGATCGTGACGCCCCTGAAGGCGCTGACTGTGACTTAATGCGCTGGCTGAATGCGGTTACTGCCATCAACGTCACGGCGTACACCTGAATCAGCATCATGTCGCACTCATCGTAGCCAGCCGCCTCCAGGCACATGCTTATGCTACCCAACTTGCAAAGGTAGGCATCAATCATGAAGTCCGGCACGGAGTAACCCAGCGCAGATAACTGCTGTTTAACCTGCGCGGCCGTTATCTGCTCTGCCATGGTTATTTCGCCTTTTTAGTTGCGTCAGCCAGTGCTGCTTCAGCTGCATCGGCCCGGGCTGTTTCAGCCGCGAGCGCTTCGGCGTGTTCTGCATTAGCCGCTTCCAGCGCATCAGCGTGCTCTTTGTCTTTGGCTTCAGCTGCATCGGTCAGGGTTTTAATCTGATCGTTAGCAGCATCAAGCTGAGACTGAAGAACAGAGGTATCAGTGGATGCAGGCGCGGATGGTGTTGCCACCTCGAAGGTCAGTGCATCACCCTTCTCTTTCGATGCTTCTGCTTTGCCTTCGGCAATCCACTTTTCAGCAACCGACTTATCAACGTCATATACTCGTCCAGCCTCCAGTTTCTGGAAGCTGGCACCGGCAAAGAGGTTATTAACCAGAATTTTCACAAGTGCCATGATTGCTCCTTAAGAGGCGTGGATTACGGAGAATTTGCTGTTGATGTCCTGCTTAACCATCAAGCCCATGGCGCCCCAGGTGCGCCAGATGTAATCGCTGTTATAGAACGGGCGCGGGTCGGCAACGGTGCCGATGGCCTGACCAACGATTGGGGCAATGACGCCAGCAGTCAGAGGTACGATCAGGATTTCGTTTCCGGACAGTTGCGCATCTTCTTTGATGGCCGCAATGCCGGACAACTTCATGATCTCTTCCAGCACGGTGCGGGTAGCATTCACATCGAAGTAGCGCTCAAAGTTCGACATGATTTCTGCTGACACATACCACGTCTGCGGAGCGTACTGGTTGTTTGTAATGCGCATGGTGTCGCGCAAAGCAATCGCATTGGTGCGAAGCGCAACAGGATCGGTGCTGGTTGCAAAGTTAAAGGTCAGGGAGACCTGTGCAACACGCTCGTCCGCCTTCAGGCCTTTCCAGGTCAGGCCATCGAACTTAACGTAGGCTCCTTCAGGGTCACGGAAGCCGTTGAACATGTAGTCAACGTACTGACGCTGGACATCTTCAACAGAACCGCGCTGCGCATCGGCCTGAGACTGGAGAGCTGACGGGCTATTGAAGATAGGATCGCGCCAGTTGAACTTGAAGCCTGAGTCGTGCACCGGGACCATCGTACCGTCGAAGGTGAAGGACTTTGCGTCAAGCGCAGCGCCAATCTGGCCAGACATCGAGGTATGAGCCCAGCCACGGCCGCCGGTACGAGCGTAATCGTAACGGGATTGCTCAATACGCACCGAGCGAGACAGCGGCATCAGGTCGTTCAGCAACGTGAACTGCGTGGTTGGTTCGAACTGCGCCAATACCGTGGTATCGAAGGCGCGGTACAGTCGACGGATATCGTCCACTGCGTTCACAGCATCAAGGCGGCCACGATCTTCGCTGATGCCGCGTGCGCGACCAATGAAGTCAGCAGCTGCTTGTGCACCTTCCTGACGGGCAGCCTGCAGTTGGGCGAACTGAGACTGGTTAACTTCTAAGTTGCCGGTGCGCTCACCGACAGCACGGGAGTATACAAACATTCAGGTGCTCCTTACTTGATCACAACGCGCAGCAGGTCACCTGCAGCAGCGGTAAATGCCTTGTCTTCTTCGACATAGCAGCGAATGGACTCGTCAGCGGCTTGCGCTTTAACTTGCCCATTTGCGATAGACAGCGGCTGGCCTTTTTTATAGGTGCCGGCTGCCGCGCGTACGTTCAGGAACATCCCCTGCATTGGCTGGATGCCGACAACAAGCTCACCCTGCGGGATACTATCATCCACTGTCAGGCAGCGCAGGTAGTCGTAGTTGGCAACATAAAGAATTGCCTTTTCATTGCCATCAACTGAAGCAGTGAACTTGCCAGCATCAAAGAAACCGATGGTGCCAGGCTTTGTGGCAGCAGCTGCTGCGCCTTCACGGTTAAGCAGTGGGTTAGGGAATACACCGCCCGCGTGAATTACGTGCTTTCCATCTTTAGCCATTATTTACTCCGGCATTTCGCTGACAGATTGATTGGTAGCGGTCTGACGGAAAGAACCGTTCAGGCCAATTGAGGTCTGGCACTGGGCATACAGGCCATCAAGTGCTGCACCGTCCAGCGCGTTAACCGCGATGTCGTCGAGACCGAACTTGGTTTTAACAGCAGCACGCTTTTCGCCCTTCTCTTTGTCAGAGTTGGCGTTGATCTGGCTGTTGATGGCGGTCACCTGCTCAGTGAGCAATTTCGCCCAGGCTGGCATTTCTTCACCGTTGGTGGCTGTTTCTTTAGCCTTCTTGTCGTCCGCTTCTTTCTTCTCGCGAGCGGCCTTCTCTTCCGGCGTTTCTTGTTTGGCTGACGCTTTTTCAGCAGCCATCTGGTTGTATGCGTCCATCAGCTCAGCATCTGACTTGCCTTCAGTCGGCTTACCAGCAGCTTTGAGCGCGTTAACGATAAGGTCTTTCATCGGATCATCTTCTCCGTTGGTTTTAATTTCGTACTCAGTAGGTTTGCGCACGACTTCTTGGCGATCTCCGACGAATTCAGCAGTGCCGTCATCGTTGATCAGGTACTTCTGTTTGAAATAGTGAGTGTCATCTCGGTAGATGAAGGTGTCCGGCCATACTGACTCGGGCCAGAGGTATGAATCAGTGGAGCGGCCTTCTCGAAGCTTGTCGCTTATGGCTCGCTGGATATCGTCGAATGAAAAGTTAGAAGCGTTGGTGAAGTAGAACTTGGCTTTGTTGAGCAGTCCTTCGCGGGTAAGGTCAGAGGCATCAGCCAGGTTAGCAGTCTGAATCTCCAGCTCATCCCCTTGGGCATTAACAAAGATGCCTACGCCCTCCTGAGGCGTTCCAGCAGGAGTCTCGTGCAGCAGGATGGCGCAGTGGTCATAGTCCTGATTAGTTGCCAGCCAGCTGTATTTCTTGCCCTTTGAAACTCCCTGACCTGCAACCTTATTGAGGCCCAGCCCAGTTGATACTCCGATCGGCTCAACGTCCTTACCGGCTTTCATATCATCCAGGCGATTAACAACCTCTTTGCCTTTGTCGGTTGCCTCCGCATATCGCCGGTTGATGCACATATCCATCAAAACGCGATCGGCATCTTTGCGGACGTTACGGGCGAAGGCGCCAATATGGAATTCGTTCACAGCACGCACATTACTGGCGCTGACATATTGACCTTCAATCTTCGGGTGCCCGTAAGGCATGGGTTTACCTTCAAGGCTCTTAAAGCCTTTTGCTATCTCGTCTGCCGGGTACAGTCCGCCATTGAGCACGATATCGTCGATAACAGGACAGACGCCCTTCACGACGATGTGCTCAACGCCATCGATTGTTTCTGATGTGATGTTTGAAGCGGAGTTGATTACCGACAGCACGTTTACGCAGATGCGTGACATGCTGAGTCCTCATTGATGGGGTTTTGTTATGCGGCTTGCTGCCACTGCTTACGCTCTTCGGCCAACCGGCTGACCAAACCTTCATTAACCACTTTGCCGTCATCGCCCAGAATTACCGGGATGTTGGCGCAGTAGCAGTGATAGCGGTTGCCGCGCTCTGCGTAGAACGCTTCAACCTCTTCAGTGGTGTAGGTGCGTCCGTGCCGAGCCGCGTGCCATGTCCTTGTTGTCGCCTTTAGCGCCGATAGCCAGAGGATCGCGGTGTTAAGCCCAAGCCTGTCTTTTGCCCAGTCCGTTTCCTGCCACTGAGCCTTACGGAGCGCACCAACCTGTTCGGTCTGAGCAATGTTCTTGGCCTGCGCCATCGAGACATCGAGACGCTTGCTGATGATGCCGGCCGTTTCTCGCGGGTTAACTCCCCTGCCGAGCGCATCGGATATCACGTTAGCCAGGTCGGCGCGCGCTGTGTCGCTGATGCCTACCCAATCGCTGTAGGTTGCAACATAAGCCGCGGCTATCTGGTTCTGATAGGCCGCAGTGCTGAGCAACTGCATCAGGGTGGTTTGCTGTGCATATAGCGGCGACTGAACGGATAGGTTGGTGAAGGCGTTAAGCGTGCCGCGCTCATACTCCGCGCCAACATAATCGAATGCCCACAAGTTCTGGCTTCCACCATCAAGCAACGCATCATCCAGAATCACCTGTACGCGCTGCAGCAGGTCAGCAAGCTGAATGGCTGTCATGTCGTAGATGTACGTGCCAGCATTGCACTGGTAAAGCGTGGCGGGGGAATCCACGTTGTTGCAGACCAGATAGGTTTGCTCAGCGTTAGATTCCCTCACCAGGCCGGTTAACCGCTCATCGAATAACGCCTTCAGGGCGCGCTTGATATCGAGATAGCGTGAATCAATATCACGATACATCCGGCCAACTTGCCTGGCTGATTGCGTGGGATCGGTTTTATTGCGCGGAACTATCGGTGTCCCGATTCGGGTCGTCGCTGTCGTCGTCATCTGTCAGCGGGTCCTTATCGGTTGTTTTGGCTTCAGGGTCAGGTGTTGCCGGCTCTTTGATTGGCTCCAGCTCACCGGCGGCGCGTATCTCGTTCACATCAACTGCTGATGTGCCGAATGCCTGCTGAGTCTTCTGAGCCACATCGGCCAGCGCCTGCATGTTGGCGATCTTCTCTTTCTCACTTGGCGCGAGAAGGTCAGACCATGCCAGTGTGACTTCTCCAGACTTCGGAGCATCAATGACACCAAAGCTCCAGAAGCGCTCAATCAGCAGCTGAATCACCGTGGACATGAATCCCCATCGGCGGCCATTGCATCGCTTGGCCCAATCGTTCTTGTCTTCATCCGATGCCAGGCGTCCTGTCTGCTGACCAAACAAAATGGTGAACGGTATCTGAATGGATGCCGCAAATTCATTGCCGGTTACAGTCCATGTTGGCTCCGGGTCGGCAGCCGCTACGGAAAGTACTGAGGTCGTGCCGGACTGCGTGACGAGCGCCGCATCAGTACCGCGATTGAGTTTCTGCATCTTGTCGTTCATGGCCTCGCCGAGGTTTGAATACCCCGCAGCTTTAGCCTGCTTTGCTATTTCATCCATTTGTGTGGCTGAATCAAAAGCAATACTCAGCTGGCGACTGGCGTTCTTCAGGAAGCCCTCTGCGCTACCACCGGACACTTTCTCAAGATCGAGCAGCTTGTTGTAACCAGCACGCAGGTAGGGAACGCCCGAAAGCATGTTCTCGTCTTCTGAGCCTTCACACAGGATTATCACGCGATCTGGATGAACCGTGACACCACGAACGGGACCGTATGTGCCATCATCGCCAACCGGCTGCTCGTTGAAGTTGTACGAAAGCGGCTGGCCGTATGTTTCGGAAAGCGTGTCTGTGTCGAAGTTGCCAGGCTTAATCTGCGACTCCCATACAGGAATCAGCTTCACAATGGCGCGATCGCCCAGCAATTTAACTGCTTTCTGGTTAACAGGCTCACTCCATGGCATTCCGTCACGAAACTGGATCAGGATGGCTGAATACTTGCCAATCAGATTGCGGCGGTCGGCATCCTTAATCTTCGGCCAGTGCTTTTTCATCAGTTTGGTAACTGACTTTTCCCACGGTGTGGTATCAGTTGATTCTTTGTATTCGTCACCGTCGATAATGACCGGGTTATCAACCCAGCATGAATCAAGCAGCTTATGCACTGCAGCGTAAGCCACAGGGTTACGCTCATAGGCGCGGTAATACTTATCGAAATCCAGATCTTCAGGGTAGCCGAATTCATCGTAAAGCTTCGTGCGCTTGGTGTTGCCCTGCCTGCCGCCATAAAGCGATCGGCTTCGACCAATAGCGTCACTGAGTGCATTCACAAGGAATTGCTCACCATTTGTTAGTTCACTCACTGATGAGCTCCTTAGAAGAAGATTGCACCGACCTGCTTGCGGTTATTTTTGGCTACTGCGAAGTAGCGGAACCCATCGGAGCCGTGTGATGTGTGATCGTGAAGTGGCTTGTCTTTCCAGCAGCCGCGCTTGTCGTCCCACTCTTTGCGATAGCCTTCGAGGTGGGTGATGCCTTCAGCACACTTCTCTTCGTCGAATACGCACTTAGGCAGGATTTCACGAACGGACTCTATGCCGGTATCAACGCCAGTTTTCGGCACAACTTTGAATGTCATGGAGTAGGTCTGGCCGTCGATTTCGTACCCTTCACGCGCCAGCTCCTTGCGGGACTTGGCATCAGAGCCGAACTCACGGTTTTCGATATCGTGCGGCCCCCAGTGCTCACCGTATTCATAGCCACGGTCTTTCAGCACCTTCATGTAGTGGCGCAAGCCTTCACCGGAGTTTTCGTAGTAGTCGATGATGTGAAACTCTTCACCAACCTCGCGCACGAACCAGATAGCCGTTGAATCTCCCACACCAATATCCCAGAACGTGTGAACCGGCAGGTGTGAGTTATCAGGCAAGGTGCCAATGCGTTTGTTTGTGTAGAGCCAGCGGAACTGTTTGGCGTAGTAAGCACCTTCAACGGATTGCTGGAATGCTTCAGCGGGGATCGTTGGATATTCCCGCTTCATATCGTCGCCCAGCGTTTTTTCTTTGGCGAAGTACCAGGCTTTCTGGCGCTCGTTAAGAATTACGCCGTGCTTGGCTTCCATCTCATCGAAGTAATCAACCAGGCGCTGCGGTAATCCTTCTACCGGGTCGATTGCGTACTGCGGATTCTTCCACCAGGAGAAGAAGAAAAACTTCCAGTCGAGCGGTGAGAGCTTCTTACCCTGCAACAGTGCCTTTTCGGCGGTCTGGCAGTAATCGAAGAAGTATCCTGCACGGCCCTCTGCTGTGCTTTCGATTGTGGCAAAGCAACCGGTCGACACCGCCTCAAACGCACCTGTGACAATCTCACGGGCTTTGTCTGGATACTTGGCGCATATCTTTCCGAACTCGGAAACATGCAGGTAGCGCAGCGTACCGCCACGGAATGAAGTGCTGACGTATAGCGATCCGCCTTTCTTGAAAACTAACTCGCCTGCAGAGTCATTGCTGGCCGGATTGGCTGCTTTAATCTCATCGGGCAAGTTGTCATATGCGTACTTAACTTTTTCACGGAACAGGCGCTTGGCGTCATTCAACGTGTGGGCGATCAGGGCGCACTTGGCAGACTCGAACAATGCAGCATCCAGCTGGATTATGCAGACCTCAGTCGTGAATCCAAGCTGGCGAGCTTTGAGGATGATATTGCGTGTGTGGATACCTTCGAAGTACTCGCGCTGCTCAGGTGTCATCCTGAAGCGTGTCGGCTTGCCTTCTTTGTCGTTTATCCAGTAAAGATTGTTCAGGCGCCAGTCTTTGTCAGCCAGAAGCTTGAGGTGCTCAGGTTTCATTACGCCCCCTGAGACAATGAATCCATCAGGTCAGATAGCTTGCCAACCACGTTATCTGTTTCGGGTCCGCCAATGTCATAGGCCTGCCGCTCAAGTCCGATCAGATTCTTCAGCGTGTCGGACAAGTCTTTCATCGACTTCACGCGGCCTGGCATGCTTATCACTTTGTGGTACAGGTCATTAAGCTTATCCATGCCCTTGTCATCTTCCCGGCGCAGTAGCTCTCCAAGTTGCTCCAATGCGGCAACGTCGGTGCATTCAGCTTCAAGCTCAGCAAGCAAAGTGTTGGCGATGTTGCGAGCACGGCGAATATCCCCACGATGCTCCATGCGGACGTTGGCAATAACCTCAGCGTTGGCCTCAACCAGTATCCGTTCTGTGGTAGCCGTTTCAGTGGATACCTTGCTGGATACCTCGCGTTTGGATACCAGTGCATCAGCCTTGGCTTTTATCTTCGCCTTGAGGTCACGCTCCCATCCGTCACGCTTAGCGCGCTTGTTGATGGCTCCGTGGGTAATGCCGTGTTGTGATGCAATTTCGCGGACAGATAGCAAACCAGCCCGGTAAGCCGATTCGATAGCCTCCCAGTCAGGTGATGCCATTGTCTTCTCCAATGATGATGCACGTTATAGAGGGTTAATTACCCACTACAATAGAACAACCTCCATTTCGGCTGGTTGTCATGCCAACTGGAGATAATATGATTATTAAATTGATTGAGTTGCTTATCGCTTACGCGCCGATTGTGAACCAGATTACTAAGTGGCTTCTGAATCATTAGGCGCTTCCTGTGGAACATACTCCATCTTAAGAACGTCGTCCGGCGCCAGGTAAACCCATGAGCCGTCTTCTTTGGCTACACCGATGAAGCCGTTAACCATCTCAGGCTGTGATCGGTTCATCAGGCCTTCGTGTGTTTCGCCTGACTTAGTGGTTACTGTGATACGGTATGTGTCAGTCATGGCTTCTCCAGGCAATAAAAAACCGCCCGGAGGCGGTCAGTTTGTCAGGGTGGGATTCGAACCCACGCTCTCGCAGTATCGGCCACGCGCACCACTGCTCGATGTAGCTTATGTCACGCTTTGTCCCGTCGGAGCTTTCGCTCAGCCATCTCGCGCACCTGACAACCTAATCATATATCAGCTTTGCAGCGCTTCACAGTGTGACTAACCGTCCTCCTTGTCGGAGGATTCATTACAGGTCTGGTCGCTCATCGTCGAGTAACAAGCCTGGTTGTGCGATCTTCATGATGTGATCGTGCTCTACCGCTAGCACGCGCTTCTCTTTCTTTCGGTCATTCATCAGGCGACTGCCTATGGTGCCCTTCAACTTTGATCTTGTTTCTTTGATGGCAAACCGGTGCTGAAGCTGCTCGCCCATTGCAATGCGCTGGTTGAGTCTGTTGCTCATCCAGTTAAAGGCAGCGATGTAGCTTTCTTTGATGGCTGCCGCCGCATGACCAGTGAATCCCATGATCAGGAACATGCACCCATCGCGGGTAATGTTCATCATTGGCTGAACGTCACCATTTTTATCAATGAAATCAGTAGGCTCAAAATTGAGCCGGTTGAATTCTGCCGAACAGTCAAGATTCCTTATAGCCCTCAACACGTTCTTGTGTGCTTTGCCAAAGTAAGCTGCAATCTTCACCGAGGTGGTGATCACTTCCTCGCCTTTGGGCTGAACCATATCGTGATAGTTGAATGCTGGAATAACTGACGGGTTATTCATGGTGTTTATCCTTTTGGAGATGACCCTCAGTGCCCAGAAATGACAGCCCATAGAAGCTCACCAGCTATACCGGCATTCCTCTGAGGGGCATTTCCAAACAGGATCTATGGTTGTTTTTACGCCGGGCATGGCGCGATTTATTGCGGGCATAAAAAAAGCCCGACCGAAGTCAGGCTTATGGTGCTCGTTGTAACTCAGGGTATGAGAGGGTTACTTTTTACTGGTTTGTATCTTTCGAATACCGGCGCGGTCAATGTTGCACTGGCCCAGCAAGCCAAACAGTTCAGCATTCAATGACACGCTGTCACCGAAGGTCATACTGTCTGGCACCTCTGGAACATCAATCTGGCTTGTCAGTTCAGCCGGCAGGTTGAGGTGCGGCTGCTTTATTGTCCGGTACTCCACCTGCGGCTTTTGCTGCGTCCCGCAACCGGTCAGCAGCATCAGGGGGAACAGGAGCAACAGCGCACTTGTCATCCGCGAGGTAACGTTTGATTTCACTCTGGAGCTTCCTGTTTTGCTGTGCTGTAACTGCCCGCTGTTCAGCGACCTGAGACATTACGCTGTTCTGCTGCTTTACAGATTCAACCAGGTCTTTAACGCTGTCCGCTAAACCATCATTCTTTGAGCGAAGATCGTTAATCTGGTCGTCTTTGCTGTTAGCCAGTTTTTCAAGTCGATCATTGGTGGCGGTTAGCTGGGAGTTGCGGGCATTAAGCCCCCACAGCGCCACGCAGATGAGGCCAATCACGATGATGTGGGAGTAATTTTTGAGTCCGGCGATGATGTTCATGTTTTGAATAGCTCCCTTTCTCTCTTGCGGCGTGGCAATAGCAGATCAGGGATGTTTCCTGCTCGTTTCCACTGCAGCAACTGATCGGCAGCGCCGGGGTAATCGCTGGCATTCAGCTTCTTCAGTAGAGTGGAGTTCTCAAAGGCGGACTTGCCCACGTTAAAGACGAAACTGCAGAGCGCGTCATACTGGTTTTGGGTGAGTGGCACTTTCACCGATTTACCGATGGATGACTCCACCCATGTGAGGTCACTCAGTAGTAAGGCCGTCGATTGATTCTGAGTGATCGTCATGCCGCGAGTTATCGGCTTTCCACTTACTGCGCCGGTATGACCGACACCAATAGTCAGCACTCCTACCGAATCGGCATAAGCCGTTAGCTTCTCGCCCTCTTCGCGCTTGATAAAGGCAATGCCGTTATTGCTGAGCTTCATCAGTGCCTCCGAATTTTTTATCTGTTAGCTTTCTGAAGCGGAACGAGATGTAGTCGATACCGATGAAGCCAATGAGGATTGCGGCCACCCAGGCGAAGTCGTCACCAATCTGCCATCCGAAGATGGACATGATGACCTGAAGGGTTGGTTTGACGAAGAACGCGAAGATACTGCACATGGCTGCATCCATCATCCGGCGCGGCCAAGTATCCTTGCCGAAGTAAGACGCCCTCAACAGCGCCATTGCACCAGCCAGAGCGGCATATCCTGATTCGTTTCTGTGAGCGTAAAGCCAGGCTATCAGGCTAGCCCAGTAGCCCGGGTCTTTATCTGGCATTCGTTTCATTTCCACCCCCGTATAAGGGGACTTGTCCAATTTAGGAATTGGTTACATTGTGTACTGAACAAGTCCGGGTAAACTCTTTCTTGTCGAGAGAAAAAGCACCGCCTTGCCGTTGGGGTAGTCAACCGAAATGAATCCGCCACTGTGCGGATTTTTTGCATTTAAAAAGCGCCGTCCCGACTACACACAGGAAAGGTTTGGATTGAATCGGGGGCGCTAAAACGTGAAAAGGCCCACCGAAGTGAGCCGATTAAATTGGTTATTCGGCTCATATGGCCGATTTCAGGCAATAAAAAAGCCCCAACCGTTAGGCCAGGGCTTCTTTTCTAGCTCACCGTAACAAGCAACGGATTTCTAGTGTTAGAGGACTATATCCCTGACTTCCGGAAAAGTAAATAGCTCACGATAAATTAATGAGCTATTTCTTATTGCGCTATGCAGTAACTTTGCTCAACACTGAGTTAGCCCACGATTCCTCTATCTCAACTTTGCCCAATAACTGATCATAGAACCCCTTGCCGCTCTTTTCCCATGTTGCCTGGCTAATACTGTCGGTCAACTTGCAAACAGCCCGATATGCTTCAGTTGAGGGTATGCGTTCATAGCCTCGCCCACCGCACTGCTTGCAGTCACCCATTACCGGTAAACCCTGTTCTTCCGTCTTTTTGCGATCAACCGCCCGGCCTCTACCGCTGCAATCACGGCAAGCGGCCGAGACAACACCCTTACCATTGCAGGGCTTACACAGGACGCTGACTTGCTCCCTTACCTGCCTGTTTGCCCCACCTGACAGCATTGATTTCATCGTCACCACTTCTGCAGCAATGAAGCCCTCACCGGCACAACAGTCGCACTGCTTAAGGCTGGCTGCGCTTCGGCAATAATCCTGATAGGCATAAGTTGCGAGTGTTTGCATGACCGCTGGTTTAATATCTGTATCGAGTTTGCGTAAGGCGGCAACCTTATCGCAGGTTTGTAATGCATATTCAGTTAACAGGGTAACGGCTCGTCGGGAGTCGTTATTACTTACCCCAACCTTCCCCAGGAATGCGCTAAACCCCATTGGCGCCATCGATTGAACCATCCCCATTGCTGCCATCTGGTCAGTTCCGGTTAATGCCTCTGACGCGGTTTCCCGTGGTGAGTCGCTTATCTGTGTGCTCTTTGGGAAGAAGTATTTAACGGCTGATTCTAGGCTCATTTCTGGCTCCCATTAGCTTTGCTGTGTTGCGGAGGATGCGGTAGTCAATCGGGAAGGTGTTGCGGGTGCGGTAGAGCCTCAGGTGGCGCCACTTCTGTCGGAGGTAGTCGATCATGCGAACCACCAATTTAAAATTCGCTGGCCTAATGGCTTTCGGCTACGGGATAGATACTGAACGCGCTCTATTTTGCTGTTCACTTCTGCCAGGCGATTCTCAAGTTGCTTTCGCGTCTGCAGATACATAGCCAGCCGGTAATGGTCCATTGGTTTCATGCTGCCTCTCTGTTTTTATTCAACTCTCTGGTTTTCTGCCGGTAATGCGCCGCCAGCTCCTGCAACTCTTCCCGCGTCCACTTTTTCAACTCATGCGGGCCGATCAACCGGTCGAATGCCTCTTGCCCGATTTTGGCAATCAGGTTCGGCTTGTATCCTGGGATATTTCCGCTGAGGTGGTGGTTGCATGGCATGCACTGCTTATGGCAACCATCTTCATCAAATCTTGTTTCTGGTGACGCCTTAACTGTTCTGAAATGGCCTGCGTGCCACTGACCGTCGTGCATCCTCCCGCAACTTATGCATAAATCCTCTGCATCCCGCGTTCTGATGAACTCGTTAAAGGCCTGCTGAGCTAACTTCATCCAGTGGCTTAACGGCTTAACATCGGCTTTGCGCTTTTTCCATGCAGCACGCTCAGCTTTCTCCTGTCGCTTTTGTTTGCGATCGGATAGCTGGTTAGCGAGTTGGATTGCACATTTGGGAGAGCAGACGGTCTGAAGGCTGTTGCGGGGTGTGAACTTGGTAGGGCAGCATTTGCATTTCTTCGGCTTAGGCGGTTTCGGCTGGGTGCCTTTAGCCATTTTTACCACCCTGTACCTGCACAATGGTTAACTGACCGCCAAAAACTGCGCCGGTGTCGATATAGTTTTGGTTCCATGCTTTAGCTTGCTGCTTAATCGGTGTATGACCAAAGTAAAATTGATCAGCACCCGTGATTTCTCCCCCAATACCATCAACGATGTTGTTGAATCGATCGCGACTCCAGACTAAATCCTCTTCACACACTGATTTGCCAAATTCGTACGAGCTATCCGGGTAATCAGCGTGCGCCACCACAATCTTTGCAGATGCGGTTTTCAGCTCGATAACCAGTGGTAGTTTTGCAGCCAACGCAATGAGTTCACCAGCGTACATCTGCTGATCGCCATCAAGGTGCATGAACCAGTCACCGCCATTGTGGAACCATAAACGGCCGTCGGTCTTTTCTGCCAGGGTATCAATTGCCATCTGCTCATGGTTGCCTCTGACGCAGCGGAACCACTCTTCGTTGATAAGCTCCAGGCATTGCAGGCTTTGTGGACCCCGGTCGATAAGGTCTCCTACCGATACCAGCAGGTCTTTACTATGGTCGAACTTCAGCTCTGAAATTTGGGACATCAGGCGGCTGTAGCAGCCGTGGATATCGCCAACCACAAATATATTTCGGTATTCACTTCCATCTATGCGTTGATAAATATCAGTCATCATCGCTCTCCATGGTGAAGTTGGGGTCTGTCATTTCGTAGAACGCGCAGCAATCGCTGCATACCCATGTCTCGTCGTCACTGAGGGCCATACCGCAATCAGCACATGCTTTTTCGTCCATCAGTGGCTCCCACCAACTTTCTGTATGCTTCAATGTCGCGAGACTGCTCCCGTATAACTCGGCCCTGGTCTGCACTTCGTTGCTGAAGCTCATCAAGTCGCTTCTGGTAGTCCGCCCTGACCTCGTCGTGCGCTGCACACCAAGCTTGATGTTTTCGAACCATGGCTTTCAGCTTTGCCTGACGTACGGCGTGATGGTTTTCAATGAACCAGTTCGGATCGTTGAAAGCATATCGACCGACTTCATACCAATATTCGGTAGCCTTTTTGTTGAGCACGTAAATCGACAGAAGGGGTAGCTTGATGGATATCATCTTCCGCTGTGACTCTTTGTCGCCGAACATGTGCCCACGCTTAATGCTCAGACCAAATCCCATTTGAATGATGATCATACCCTGCTCCATATAGGCTGTTCCCAGCGCCTGCTTGGGATCGGTTCGTGTTTGGTCTCAGGCAGCAATGCCGAAACCGTCCAGGACTTGTAGTCGGCGGCGAGGTGCTTTTCGGTTTTGATGTTGCGGGCGCTGTATGAGGATTAACTGGTTGGCTTCTTCAGTGGTGCAGTCTGAGTGGTGGAACCAGCTACTTTTCATGATTACGCCTCCCCCGATTGCCCTGGGCAACCATCAGAACGCCGTCCACTATCGCGTGCCTGACGCCTTCCGTATCATCTGCGTGCTGCCGGATAGTTCTGCGGTCTAAGCCGACTATCCTGCTCACAGCTGACTGATTGCCGTTGCATCGCCTGAGAAGCCCAGGGATTGTCTCAATGTCTTTCTTCATGGCCTGACCTCACGCAGCGGCTGGTCGATTAATGCATAGATATTGCTGTGCTGTCGGCACAGGTCGAAGATTGCGTTTTCACGCTTAGGTTTGGCCGGCACACGACCCATTGGCTTAGCCAGGTGAGAGTGATTGGCCGTCTGACGCGCTGAGGCTTCTGTCGCTTTGTAGGCGGGGTTAAGCTTCGCGAAAGTGTGGATGTGATAGCCCTCAATTAGCACCTCACCTCTGGCAACCATCTTGGATAAAGCGCCGCATGAACTGACACGCTTATAGCCAAGTGACTGGATGTGGTCATGGAGGATGCTGGTAGATACATAGCCATGCTTTGACTTGAGAAACTCTTTGATTCGTTCACGTGCTGTCATCTAAGCCACCTGCTTTTGTCTGAGTTGGTTGTATTCGCTATCAGCCGGTATCGTCAGCCTGCAACCGACATTGAGCGCCCATCCCTCTACCTGCGTGAGGTAGTGATGCATGTCGCCCGTATCGAGGCTTGATGTATGCCGTAGCGTCTGTATCTGGGTTCTTTCACCTGTAACCACGTCGACCATTTCCCGGCTCTCATATCCCAGATATGTGTGCTTCATCGCATCTTTCACCCATTCTGGAGACGCAAAGGGCTTGCCACGCTTGATGAGATAAGCGCTTAGCTCTGCGTACCACATGTGCTGAAGGGAGTTCTGAGGGATGCTGCGCTGGTCGCGCCATGCTGAGAATTTGATGCGGTATTTCTTGTCGGAGGAAACGAGGTCGAAAATTAGTTTGGTGAACTGGCCCAGAGTGGATTTGTGCAAACAGAAATCGTTCACTCGTCACTCCTGGTTAATCTGCTCCCGATACTGCTGAAGGTCGATTTCCATCTTTTCCGAAATCAGCGCTCTGGTCTGCTTGTTGTGGCCGCCAGCCCGACTTAACATTTCGAGCAGGGTTAGTCCGGCCCTCACCTCTTGAAGGTGATCGGGTTGCTTCAGGGGGATTACTTCAGCTGACATTTTCGGACTCCTTCATCATGAGGAAGACAATCATCGCGGCGCGGAGTGGATTGGAGTGAGCTTCTGCTGTTTTAAAATAACCATTCTGCGCCACCCAGCGGTCACCTTTCATTGCTGGCTCTAAACCAATGCGATTCTCTAAAATAATCGGCCCGGCATCAGCCCATGAGTTGCAGTAATCAACCATGCTGTCGCCTTCATCAGTAACCACATGCACTGCGTCTGGAGTTCTTGCTGACGCCAGCCCTTCCATATCGCCATAAACTGCGTGACCCAATGCCTTAGCCACAGCGCGATTGATTTCTTTATCAGGTAGCTTGCTGTAATCAGTCATCACTCTTCTCCATCTCAGCGCGGGTGTTCCAGGCGGCCTGCCATATCTCCCAATAGCCGCGCTTTACGTCATAACGAGGTTGCTTACCAGTTGACCTCAACCACTCTTCAAACTTCGCCCTGCATAACTCTTCAGTCATGATTGCTCTCCTGCTTTGCGCGGGCCTGCCAGGCTTCCCATGACTGCTGTACCGGCTTGGAATGGTATTTCCCATTCGCGTTACCCATCCTTGCAAATTGGCACGCCTTACGCTGAGTCCGCCACCAATTCTGAAACGCCTGCCGCTCAAGCTCATCGTTGCTGGTCATTTCAGTCGACCTTCTTTGGAATTCTGAATGTTGCTGCCCATGGAGTGGCGTTAGGTGAGATGTAAAAATACATAGGCCACCATCGACCAGAACAACGCAATGGGAGGCGGAAGCAGATATAACCCCATCGCCTTGTGCGAATGTTTACAGCCCAGTGCATTGCGTTTTCGCCATAGATGGTTATCGGCCCAATGTTGATATGACCGCCCATAAAATTCTCCCACCATGAGAGCCCGCGGTATTCTCTTTGATTCAAAATTGCTCGCTTCAACCACATATCACTCTCCTCCCTTACGCGCTGGCTGGCCTGCCAAGTAACCTGCTTGCCATATCGCATACGCTTCATCGATAGGGAGAGGTCCGTTGTAATGGTTTATGAACCAGTTAAAAAATTCAGTTCCGATGCTCATCAAAACCCCCCTGCTTTTTGCTGTTTTCCATGATGTTGCTGGCGTGAGTCGCGCGCCGCTCTCGCAGCTGCCTGGTCCATATCGTAAATGGCTCCATCTTTCTGCAGGCAGTGAACTGTTCCAGTGTTGCCGTGCCTGTTGAGTCGCAGGATCAGCTCTGTTTCTCCAGCAGGTACGTTTTCCTCATAAGCACCTTCGCGGAAAATACCTACCCAGTAATCACAGTCCTGTTCGATCTGGCCTGTGTCACGTGAGTCGCTCGGCAATGGCCGCTTATTCGGGCGCTTCTCAAGGTCACGGTTAAGCTGAGTCAACAGCACAACGACGCAACCCAATTCTTTGGCGAGGTTCTTTAGTCCCTTTGTGATCATCCCGTAAGCCAGGTCGTTGCGATCGGCTTTCTCAGCAGTCATCAGGGTGAGGTAATCGACCAGAATCATGCCTACACTGCCCTTCTGACGCTTCACCTTTCGACTTTCCGCAACGATGTGAGCCAGTGACAGGCCTGGCGTGTCATCGATGTAAAGCAGATTAAGCTCTCTCAAGCGGTGTGCGGTTTTAATGGCCTTATCAAAATCACCATCGTAATCACCCTGATATTCATCGCCTTCATCCTGCGTAGCCGGCATGTAGAAAATACTGGGGTTAACGCCTGACTTCTGCCCTACCAGCTTTTCCAGGATCTGGTCAGATGGCATTTCAAGGCTGAACATGAGGGATGGTTTGTTTTCGCGAATGGCACAGTTGATCGCCATCTGGCTGTACAGCGTCGTCTTGCCCATCTTGGGCCTTGCACCGATAACGAACAGAGAGCCTTTCACCAGCCCTTTAGGTGCCAACATGCGATCCAGTGAAGGGATACCAGAGCTAAGTCCGCGAGTTTCGCCAGCCGGATCGAAGCGCTTCTCCAAATCCACTACCCAGTCATCCATAACCTCACCGAATGAGCGCAGGCCGCGACGGTTGCCGGTTTTGGCATAGTCGCTAATCTGGCTTGTCAGGCTGTTCACGGCTTCAAGCTTGTCCACTGCGGTCAGCGTGCTGCGCGTGTAGAGCATCTCAGTGGCTTCGGTCAGCTTCTGGATGGCGTAACGCTCCATCGCCCTGTCGCGGATTACCAGCGCGTAGTTCACGATGTTTGCAGCTGATGGGGTGTTCTTGCTCATCTCAGCCAGGTATGCAAAGCCGCCTGATTGCTGAAGTGTGGATCGGGATTCAAGCTCATCAGAGAGGGTCAGCAAGTCTATGGGCTGGTTTCTCTTCAGGAGGTCACGCATTGCCTCAAATATGGCGCCGTGTGATTTGTTGTAGAAGCTCTCCGGCTTGAGGATTGCCAGAACCTTCTGGCTACGTTCTTCCCCGCCATCGAGCATCAGGCCACCCAGAACCGCCTGTTCAGCGTCAATGCTATGCGGGGGCGTCAGGTATGATTCACTCACAGGCAGTTCTCCCGGGTTTTGGTAAGCGTCTCGCTTCTCAGCAGGTAATCGAAGTTTGCAGCCCAGCCAGTGTCATTGGCACCGAAGTAAAACGGCTTTGCCCTGCACATGAAGGCACTGAAATACTTCTCAGCAGCATCGACCGTTGGCTCTGCAAGTTCGCTAAGCAGGCGCTTGATATCCCGCTTACGCTTGGGATTGAGTGATTCAGCATTTGGAAGCTTGTCACCAACCGAATTGTTATAGGCATTCATCACAGCCTGATATGGGATTGTCTTGGATTTCTTGCGAGGCGATACGTCATCCTGAGATGACATATCATTATCGTTAGATAATGATTTATTAGTTATATTGTTAGTTGTGGGAATCTTCTGGGAATCTTCTGGGACAACCTTCTCTGGAAGTCGCGCCACATCTGCGTTTGGTCTGGGAATCTTCTGGGAATCTTCTGGGACAATTTCCCCCTGATATTCACCGTATTTTGAGATGGTAATTACAGTGAATTTACCCGGCGATGCGGTCTCAATCATTCCCAGCTTTTTGAACTTCTTCAGCAGGTACTGAACCCGATTTGGTTCGATTCCCGTCTCGGCTGCCAGTGTGTTGCGACCGGTAATAAACTGCCCGCGCTGCAACTGAATGACCCCATACTCTGTTTTTAAAGCCGCCTCTGTGTAATTTGCTGACATGATCAGATGAACCCACAGATGAACAGCTTGAGAATCCTTTCTGTAGAACTCCGTCTCCTGTATTTTTCTGTGCAGCAAGGTAAACCCCTTACCGACCTCTTTCGGCGTGTCCTGTGAGCGTTTGGCCTCTCTCGCTTTGGCTAAACTTCTGACGTTATTCATTTACCCTTCCCCTTTGGTTTGTGCTCTTCCAGAATCCACTTCAGCTTTTCAGCAATGGAAGGATGCAGTGACTTCAGGTACTGATCGCGGGTAATTGACTTATGCGTTTGTGCCTGGCAAACATGATGTTTCTTTGGCATAATTACTCCTGTGAATTGATCCAGTCTTTTCGCATCAGGCCTCGAAGCTGTTAGCGCAGCTCGGGGCTTTTTCTTTTGTAAGTAGCTGCTCTATCCGCAACAGACTTTTCGCCACTTCCGATTCCGGCGACACCACATCCAGATAAGCCATTGCCAGGCTCATCAACTGGAAGAAGCTGTGACGCTGCTTTCCAGATGGTCGCTTCATTCTGCTTACTGCTGCTTCGTCCAGCTCAAGTACCTTCGCTAATGTTCCCTGTCCACGTTCAGCCAGTTTGTTCAGTAACTGGCTTTCAATCTCTCTCGCTTTTTTGCGATAGGTTGCAATTTCCATGATGTAAAATTCCTTAGTTGGTTAAGTAATTGCGTGACTTTGCGGTGAGCAAGTCACTTGGGTTTGTGCCAGCGTTTAGACTGGGCGGCCTGGTTGTAAAAGAGCGGTGTTGCTTAAGCGGCTACGCGGTATGCGGCCTCTTGGTACTTCAGGGCGCCAGCTGTGACGATTTCCAATCGGTAGGCGTCTTTCTCAGGGATAATCTCCTTCCACTGAGATACGGCTGCATCACTAATGCCTAATGCACGTGCTACTGCTCGCTGGGTTCCGAAGTGGCCGATTACATGTTTCTTTTTCATGGACTCGCTCCGAAATTAAAGAACTCTTAAATTATCCAACTAAAGGAAACTTAAGTCAACACGATTTAAGATATCTTAATTATGAAAATCACATCGGTTGGCGAGCGCATACGTGCGCGAAGGAAAGAATTGCGTCTGACGCAGAAAGACTTATCTGCAAAGGTAGGGGTTTCTCACGTCTCAATCTCACAGTGGGAGAAGGACGAAACATCTCCCAGAGGGGAGAACCTTCTTGCCCTGGCGAAGGCGTTAGGGGTTACCGCAAATTTCATTTCTACAGGGGAAGAGTCAGTATCGAACGTCTCCGCTGCAGATATGGGTAGTAAGAGGATTCCAGTGCTAAGTTACGTGCAAGCAGGGATGTGGACAGATAGCCAGGAATTCAGGGCTCATGACGGTGGGATTAGCTATTTGCTAATGGATGATAACTGCTCAGAATCAGCCTTTGCTTTGGTTATTGAAGGTGACTCGATGATGCCAAAATTCACAGCGGGCGATCGCATCATCGTTGATCCAGACGTTTACCCAGTACCTGGCGATTTCGTCGTGGCCAGAGATGAGCTGAAAAACGAAACTGTGTTCAAGAAGTACCGACCTACCGGCACAGATGATCATGGCAACGACGTCTATGAGCTGGTTCCACTGAACGATGACTTCCCTACTCTGCGTTCGGACTCAGGAAGGCTTCACGTGATCGGAACGATGATTGAGCACCGCATAAGCAGGAAGAACCACCGCCGCTGAGCCCAGTGGCCGGAAGAGACGTTCAGCCAGACCCTACACCAGGGGAAGTACGGTGGGAAATGTTCACAGCGGATGTGGCGGGGAGAGGCGTTCGGGTGATTATCTAGCGCTAAGATAACCAATGATCAGCCCAAGCACAGGGAAAAGCGTCCATGAGTAATGACGAAGGAACTCGTTAAATGCCAGGAGAAATTCAAACATTTTTACCTCTCATTGTTTTCGCATGGACAATAATTACCTTTGCATTGGGTCATTTCATCGGCCATAGAGCAGCCGTTAAAAGGGATAAAAGGAAAGAGTTTAATGCTCTTTCCGCCCCGATTCGTGCCGAGCTATTAAAGCAAATAGAGACAATAAAATCTGGTGATTACGAAGAGGCAAAAATATCCAGAGACTCCATATTTTTAATATCAGACCTGTCTCCAAATCCTGCAAAAATCATTGATGCATATAAGCATTTCAAGTTTGCTAATAGCTGGGATGGTTTAGAGGTCAAGGTCAACGAGGCCGGACACAGGCAAACATTGAACACTAGTAAAGCGTTAATCGCAGCTCAGCAGCTACTTAAGCTCATCCCCCTGAGATAATACTGATCGCATAAACAGCACTAGTCAATATCTCCGGCCACCGCGCCGGGTTTTTTGTGCCCTCCCCTAAAGCTCCTCAACCTCCTGCCGATATCACTACATCTTCTTTTGCCTGGAACTGTCGATGAAAATGACAAGAATTGTTATCTCCCTCAGCCTGCTTGTCTTGGCTGGTTGTGCCACCAAGCAATACCCTCAAGCTCCGTCAGTAACCAATGAAGAAGCTGCAGCATTTGACTGCAAGGAGATTGGGCAAGAGATTGCCAAAGCCCACAGCGTTCAGAATCAGATCAAGGAAACCGGAAGCTTTGATGGAAGAACTGTAATGGGGTTCATCGGAGACTTTGGATTAGGCAATGGTTTGGCTAAAAGCGCAGCCAATGACAAGGCCGATGCAAGGATAATGCAGTTGCAGAACCTGAAGACTGCTCGAAACTGTCAGTAATCTTCAGAACCATCCGAACTTTCCAAAGCTAAGAACATGCCTAGATTCATCGCTGGCCCTACTTGGTAGGCTAAATATTCTACACATACGGATTACTGTGTGTGGTACGAGTGTAAGTTTGTTCTTTTTCCCGGCTCCACGGCCGGGTTTTTTGTGTCTCAATTTTGAGCAAGTGAATATTGTAAGGACGCTTATCGTCACGATTAAAATTGCTAGCTTTCCAAAGATTGGTTAGCTGATATCTTTCGCATGCGTGATTATTTGTACGCGAATTTCTTTGTGATTCTGACCTTCAGGAGCCGACTATAGTGTCGGTTTTTTTTCGTCTGTAATTTGCACTGTAGCCTGATGCTACTATCATTAAATCAGCGATATCCATCGTTATCATAAAAAGATACACCCCTGTGCACCATTCGTAGCTCGCCGCCAAGCGGGCTATTTTTTTGCCTGTCACTTAGCCCACCCCTCCCTGTCTCGCTTACGTTCTAACTCTGCTACTCGTTGCAGGTTCTTCTGCTTTTTCATGATAGTGATCAACTGTCGATAACCGTGATGCGCAGGCGGATAGAAATCTTGCCCGGGGAAATCACGTACCCACTTCTTTTTGAGAGCAGGAAAAGCCAACTTAGCAAACGCTACCGATTGTTCACAAAGATGTATCGCTCGATCCAAGTGGTCACCAGTATCCCTGAGCTGATAATGGTGCTTAATTTGCTTCTGCAGCTCAAAATGTGCCTGCACCTTGTGATCAATTGACAGCCCTTTCAAACCCTCCAACCAAGCCTCCAACTCCATACCACCTCCATTGCGAAACCACTCTGATCAGCTTATCACCACGGACTTCTCATACAACGCATGAAGATAAATTTAAGTTTTCTTTAATTCATGCTTGACGATTAATTTAAGTTGTCTTAAATTAGTTCTCACAGCAGGACGCTGAAGCAGTACGACAGGGAACGCAGTCACTTTAACAATTTGCTCTCCGCTCTAATCGGCGGGGCCAGAATCAGATGATTTTGGGATTGGATGAATGCGCAGGCTGATGCGCAGTGGGACGTGGCTGACTCACAAGGATGGCTCAAGCGAATAAGCAAGCTCGAGCCGCCGAACAAGCGCCTTATGCCGGAGATCAGCACCGGCCATCCAATCACCAAAATCATCTAACCCGGAGGTCAATCATGGCAACCATCATCTGGAAAGAACCTAAGCCGCAAGGCACAGCTAAAAGCCGCTACAAAGCACGCAGAGCAGCGAAGGTTGCTGAGCGTCGTGATGATGAGGCGCTAGGCCGCAAAGTCGCTGTAATCGCTTCTGGTTGCAGCAATAAGGTGCAGAAGGCAGTAAGCAGCACTGACTACAAGATGAAGATGCGCAGCAAGCCAGTTCCTGAAAGCGTGACTCGCGAGAATCCTGAGTACCGCAAGGTGAATAACCCATACGGACAGCTCACAAATGCAAGACAGAAACAGCGTGGATTCAGTATTCCACTGATTTAGACAGAACCTTTTGCGGTGCTAAAGCAGCATCGTTTATGCCCAAGTGTGCCCGCCACTACATCCTGCGGGTTGCGCGGAGCTGGAGGTTTTATGTGAACCGTAACGCTGGCGAGCGAATACGCATAACAGGCTGCCACCAGGCGGCTTTTTTTACGCCTGAATTTCGGAGCACACCATGATAGTCGACCGCAAAGACGGTAAATGGCGCGTCACACAGATGGCCTGTGGCTGTCATTGGCGTGCTGATTTAACAGAAGGTAAAGGGGTATTTGCAGGCAAGGTAATCAGCCAGCAGATGAACAAAGACCAGTTTGAGAGGTGGAAGGATGAGCGGAAAAGTCGTGAACCTGTCGTGGAGTGAGGCAATGAATGCAATGGAAAAAGGCCAGCTCGTCAGAAACCAATATTTCACTTCTGATGAGTTTTTTGAAATGCGAAATGGAAGCATCTTCGCCGAGGATGGCTGCCCTATGGCTGGCTGGTATCGCGGGGAAGATTGGCAGAAAGAGGGGTGGCACGTAATTAGCGATCCTCGTGGGCTGTAAGCCTGGCAGGGAGAGTGATATGACCAAGGTTCAGAAGAGAGTTTTGGATTTAGCAAGGGCGCTTGGCGGCGTGACTCATTTTGACCTTAACGCCCGCCAAATTCCATTCAGTGCAATGCAGTCTCTGATAGATAAGGGGAAGTTGGTGCGAAATATCGATAGTCAGGTTTGGCACATAAACCCACTCAATGAGTGACATCGCAAAGCGGTTATACGTGACCGCTTGACGATGGCGCCCAGTCATCAACCAACGCGCTTTAGACAAGGTGGCGTTGGCCGTTATTGCCTCGTTTGCCGCTCACTCCGGGCGGCTTTTTTATATCTGCATATCAACGCTCATTCATTCGAGTGGGCATCGCTATGCCAACTAACCAAGGAATACACCCATGCAAGCTTTCGCACTCGCTGGGGCAACCAACATGGGTGCCTTCAGCTTTAACGCTTCATTACTCGATGTTATCACCCGCCGCCTCCGCACTGGCTGGCGCTCACTTGTCGACACGCTTAACCAAAGAGGCCGGCCATGAAATCAACATTCTTCCTTAAGGCTCAGGAATTGTGCCGTGAAGCCCAGTTATACGGCGACAAAGTTAAGTGGGCGATGGCAATGCGGTTACTTCGGAGGTCGGTTAAGCCATGAACATCAAATTTCAGTGCGCGTACTTCACGACAAAGTGCGGAGTGCGGCCCGGGGAAGTCACCATCACAGCCGAGGAAGTGATGCTTGATGACATCAACGCAAAGGAATTGCTTGGTCAGATTGATGAGCGGGAAATCTTCGAATACCTCAACGCCCGCGGCTACAACGTTCAGGAGAGAGCAGCATGACACTTTCAGATATTGAAGCGGACGAGTGCTTCATCAGCATGATGAAAGCCATTCTTCCCGAGCAGATGACAAATGAACTGGCACAGCAGGAAGCGAATGCCGATCACTTCACGGAGCAGCAGGAAATGATGATGGGAGGTTCCTCATGGAACTTTCAAGGTTAGATGAGCCGTTTGACTCAGGTGATATTGAGTGGCGCGTGCAGCAGTCAGGGACGACTGGCCAGGGGAAGGTTTATGCAATGGTTCTGGCGTACGTTACTAATCGGGCGATCATGAACCGGCTGGACGAAGTTTGCGGCAAAGGATTCTGGCGCAATGAGTATCAACCCGCACCATGCGGCGGGGTCATGTGTGGCATCTCGATAAAGTTTGATGGCGAGTGGATCACCAAGTGGGATGCCGCCGAAAACACTCAGGTTGAGGCAGTTAAAGGTGGAATGTCCGGAGCAATGAAGCGCGCCGCCGTTCAGTGGGGGATTGGCCGCTATCTCTACAATCTGGAAGAAGGATTCGCTCAGACATCCACTGAAAAGAACAACACATGGAATCGCGCCAAGACGAAAGACGGAAAGATATTCTGGTGGGCACCACCAACACTTCCTTCGTGGGCATTGCCATCCCAAAAACAGAGCAGCCAGGTGCAGCCTCAGCCTTCGGAATCAAAACCGATTGACGCTGACAAGCTGCTTAGTGACTTCACTGAATATGCTGGAAGTGAAAACGACACCGCCAAACTTCAGAGCGAGTACGCCAAAGCATGGAAGGCACTGGCAGGCCACGAAGAACATCAGAAGAAGTGCAAAGACATCACCGGCATTCGCCTGGCTGAACTGAAGCAAGCCGCCTAACCCCTCAGAGAGCTAATCATTATGACGCCAGTGCAAATACTGGCGTGCATGCGCTCCCGCCCTGACGCCCACATCACCCTCTTCCATAAAGCGCTGAACAGCGTTGGTGGCGGCTCGTATCTGTCAGGTAGCGCCGAAATCGGATGCACGCTCAATTACCGTAACGAGTTCTATTCAGGCTGGTCACCGCTTCAGGAAAAGGAATGCATTCACGTATCACTCACTCACGTGGAATACCTGACACACCTCATGGACATAGAGAAGTGGCAGGCGGAAGGCATGGATATCGGCGGGACGATTTACCGACTCAAGGATGAGTATCAGGCCAACCTATCCCCTTACCTCAACTCATTGGAAGAGCAACAGGAGCGGCACAGGGAGTGCCAACGTCTGATTGATATGGGCCACCAAACTAAGGCTGCCTGACAGGAGTAAGCATGAGACAGAACCCATTTTATCGTCGCCGCACCGGCAGCAAGAACGATGGCTTCAAGGAAAAGGCCGTGTGGCAACTCAGTAAGCGGCCAATGACCGGCACGGAGCTGGCGAAGATATTGAAGATGACTGTCACCGACCTTCACGCTCAGATGCGCTGGCAGGTCGGCGCCAACCAGACAGCCACCATTGAAGCCAGTGAATGGATTACCGACAGCGAAGGGAATCGCGACCGCATCTACACCCTCACCTGTCGCCCTCAGCGCATTACCCCGAAAGCAGGCAAAACCATCGTGGTTAGCGTGAGGTCATTCAGCCTGGCGAATGAAGAGCAGCGCCAGAAGAACATCATCGCAGCCCAGCGCCGTGCGCGCCTGATTGCTGCTGGCTTGTATATAACGGAGCTATGAAATGAGCAATTCTTACGCAGCATTAATCATCCCATCTGACATCTCAGTGATGGTTAGTGAAATTGAAAAAGCATACTCCGGTTATTTGCAGCAGTTCCGCATCCCGGCAGATCACCTTATCAGAGTTAACTTCTCCGGCGGAAAGGACTCCACGTCAACATTGGCTATTGCCCATCACCTGTTCGGCGACAAAGTTGAAGCGGTCATGGCTGACACGGATAACGAACACGAGTACACCATTGATTTCGCCAGCCGAATTCATGAGCACATTGGATGCAAGCCTGTTCAGATTGTGAAGAAGATTTACAGCCAGCACGATTTCGATAAGCGAAGAGCCTCTATTCAGAAGAACTGGCCCAAGCGTCAGGCAATACGTATGGGTGCTTACCGGGGCATCATCATGCCGTCTCTTTCGGCTACGGATACCAAGTTTGCCGAGGCATGGAGGAAGTCGGCTAAAAGATGGGGTATCGACTTTACCAGCCCGCTTGAAGCAGCTCTGTCAGTGTTGAAGCCCAGCGGGAACAGCTTCCTTGATGCCGCCCTCCTGCATGGAAAATTCCCAATGTTGCGCGATCGCTTCTGCACGGATGAGCTGAAGATTCAAGTGGCGTTTGATGAGGCTATTGCGCCGTTGCTTGATGAAGGCGAGGTTGTCGTTCAGTGGTCAGGGGTTCGTGGAGATGAGTCAAGCAAGCGGGCTGGCTATAACCGGTTTGAAGGCGATAAGCGTGACCCTGACTTTCTCTATAACTTCCTCCCTATCCACAAATGGACAGCTTTAGACGTGTTTGCCCTGCACAAATATTTCGGCATCAAGCCAAATCCGCTTTACATGGAAGGCGCGGCCCGAGTTGGATGCATGAACTGCGTGCTCTGCAATAAGGAAGAGATATCACAGACCGCAGCTAGATATCCTGAGCACATCGAAAAGCATCGGCAGTGGGAGCAGAAAGTGCGCTTAGTCAGCCGCTGGGTCCATTGGATGAGTGTGGGAACTATTGACCAAAAATGGATCTCATCTCGGTTAGGCTTCAGGGAAATAATTGACAGGGCCGGTAGTGCGCAGAAGGTCAGAAACAATCTTGGAATGGAACCTCATCTCTATGGATTGAAGCCCGAAGTTCAGAATCTCGACTGGTCAGCTTTTTACGGAACGAGGGGCGGAATGGGTGCACCTTCAGTGGATGACGTTGTTGAGTGGGCCAAGACTGGTCGCGGCGGCAAGGTTTATGATCTGGTGAAAGCTAGCATGGATACGGAAGTTTGCTCATCAAGATATGGTTTATGTGAATAACACCTTTCAGCTAAAATCATGAGGTTTATTTAAAACAAGTATTTGCCACATAACCTTACTACGCATGTAATTATCCCTCTTAATAGGATTTATATACTTAATATCTAGCCCAGCTTCTTTGGACTTTATCAAAGCCTCTTCAGTTGATATTTCATAGATAATCCTGTCAGGCTCAGCAGGTCCTAACCGCAGGGTCAAGAAAAGAAGGCCTCCGGGTTTAAGAATGCGTGAAACACTATGTAAGGATTCTTGCCTCTCTTCAGGAGGCAGGTGCATCCATACGGCACTTAAAAGGACGAAATCATAATTAACATTTAGCTTTTTTACTACTTTCAGGTCTGGTAGACAGTCATCTAACCAATTTATATCCAGGGATTTGTGATGCTTGATGGCAAGGTTCCGAAGACCTGAACTTGGCTCAACCGCTGTCATTTTAAATCCTAAGCTGGCTAATGCAGCTGAGTCTCGCCCGGAGCCAGCACCAATATCAAGCCCAGAGGAGCCCGGCGCAGGTAAATATGACATGACATCATTAAAAATAGACTCAAAGGCAATACTTATATAACTATTAAAAAATTCAACAGGATTTTCATTATACTGATTCCAGCTTTTAATTTTCATAATTTACTTTGCTCACTAAATCTTTGAGGTATCGATTATAACATATGGCGATTCAATACGATACTCATGGATTATCTTTTGAGGCTCCTTATCCAAATATAAACTTGGAAAAAAAACACCTACAACATTTATAAAAAGGCAGCACATCAACATGATAGTCCAACAACCAATAACAGTGTATTTCCCGCGACTAAAACCATCAATGAAATTAAATAAATGATCACTCCACCCATCTTTAATTTTCTTCTTAGATTCAGGGGGTTGGTCAGATCTAGCGGCAACTTGCGTTATTTCTAAAAAAATACCTTCATGGTAAAGATCCTCAATATTAGCTTGAATTTTTATCCTGTCACCAATTAGCCCTCTCAGTCGATAGAGTGTGATAATGGAGGTGGTATCAAAAACCGCACAAAATAAAAATATCACTCTCGCAGCATCAATACTCATCATAGTGGATCCATACCAAAGCCCCCCGTTAATTATTACTACTAAACTGGGGACTTGCCACATGAGTTGATTAAGAGATCGCATGTGAGAGCCGGCTTCTAGGTAAGTCAACTCCTGTATCTTTTGGTGCCATTTTATGGCCTCAAGTTTGAGTTGAAATTCATCATTTGAATCAGAATTTGACATCTACTTATCTCATCTTGGTACTTCGGGTTTGATGTTATATCAGACAAATATGATAGCTAAAAGATCAACCATCATCAGCGATTTTAGTTGTCAGTTCTATCCACTAACTCACTCCCCTGATTCTTAACGCCGCCCACTGACTTCGATACCGGATGCCAGGTGAATTCTTCTGAGGATATGGATTGCTCATTAGCGATGTCCTGCGCCTCTTCGGAAGTGGTGCCGGGATTGAGCCAGTCCAGCACAGCGGATGTGCTCAGAACCAGCGGCCGGCGGTCATGGATATCCACCAGGCCTTTATCGCTGGCGGCGGTGACAATCACAAAGCCTTCATTCTCGTTCTGCTTATCGTAGGGAGCTTTGCCGATCGCCGCGAAGAATATGGGCTTACCGGATTTGTGGTAGATGAAGTAAGGCTGTTTCTTGCTGCCGTCCCGCTTCCACTCATACCAACCGTCCGCCATGACGATAGCGCGGCCATTGTTCCACAGTGGCTTGAACATACGGCCGGTGGCTGCGGTTTCTACCCTGGCATTAATCAATGGTGCTTTATCCCACCACTTGGGCCCATAGCCCCAGTGAACCGGATCAAGATGAAGGGAGTCATCACGCTGGTTTAGCAGCAGGACGTTGGTGCCGGGTGCCACGTTATACCGGCCGATCGGTTCAGGGTCGTAAGCAATCTCCCGCTCTACTTCGTCGGCAAACTCTTTCAGGTATTCTTCGCGTGTTCTGTACTGCGTGAATCGTCCGCACATAGGCACCTCCTGCATTGAGCTTAGCAGCACAATGAGCGGGGTGTGACAGTAAGCAGGGTATGGGTTATTTGTGTTAAAGATTCCCATGCGTGGGCCGATGAACTTTGCGCGGGGATTTAACCCGGCATCTCAATAAGGAGGAAGGTAATGATTAACTTTCAAGATATAGATATTTCTATCAATGGTGTTGATTATCGTGGTGCTTCAGGAAGGCACGTGGGAAACCCAACTTGGCGTGAATCCATCATAATTGTTAGCAGGAGCGATAGTGAAATTGCTCACTTAGAAGCCATTCCCTTGGATAGCGTAGTGGTCGTGCAGGACATAGGATTGCCCGGAAGTTTTGCTGGAGATTACCAGTACATTGGTGGCAACTATAGGCAATACATATTCAGATTGAGCAACTCAAATATCTAACCTGCCACGGCAGGTTTTTTTACGCCCAAATTTCAGGAGTTACCCTATGCAAATCGACATCGGCACCAAATACGTACTCACCGCTGACCAGTTCCAGTACATCGTCCGGGAGAAGAAAGTCGTTAAGGAAGGCAAAAATGCAGGAAGTGAGACGCTGGCCTTGGTCGGCTACTACCCAAAAATTAGCCAGGCCATAGCTGCGCTGATCCACCTGGATGTTCAACTATCAGAGGTGCAGTCGCTACAGGCAATGCAGCAGCATATTGAGCGCATTGCACTCCAGTGTGAGAAAGCATTTTCGGAGGTGGAAGCATGACGCACGCAGACATCACCGATCAGGCAGCTGAGCTTGAAGAGCTTGAAAGGACTATCGCTTTGGCTAACAGGAAGAAGCCAAATCTGACATTCACCGGAAAATGTTTCTGGTGTGAAGAGTCCATCAACAAGGGGCAGTACTGTGATGCAGAATGCCGACATGATCATGAGGTGTATGTATGGGCGCAGCAGCAGAAACGCATAGCATGACTCCAGCAGAACAGGCTTTCGAAAGATATCTGGATGAGGTGATAACTCACGCCGGGGCCACTGGCAAACGCAGACATGTCCACGCCTTGGGTTGGAAAGCAATTGCCGCTCAGGTCTGGGCAGATTGTATGGAGAGGCAGAATGTCGCCAGCACAGGAAAACGCGTTGAGGTCAGTAGCCCGCAAGTGTCGAGCTGAAATCCTCAAAGCCATTACCGGCAAACCCAAGTCAGAGCACGATCGCATTACCACCCTTCTGTTAGACAAACACACAAAACAAATCACCGCGCTGCCTCCGGGTAAGTTCTCAGCACGCCTGTGGCTGACCTATTACGTGCGCGTGGTGGATAAGGAGATGAAGTGAGTGAAGCAACAATATTAGATATGTGCTGTGGTTCAAGGATGTTTTGGCTTGATAAGCAGGACAGTAGAGCTATTTATTCAGATATTCGCAAAGAGGAACATATCCTTTGTGATGGCAGATTGCTGAACATCTCTCCAGACGTGATTGCGGATTTCCGATCGCTACCTTTCCCAGACAATACGTTCTCACAGGTTGTCTTTGATCCACCTCACCTTGAGCGTGCCGGTGAAAATGGATGGATGCGGAAAAAGTATGGGGCACTAAAGGAAAGTTGGCGGGAAGACATTCGGGCAGGGTTTATCGAGGCATTCCGCGTACTGCGGCCACAAGGCACTCTGATTTTTAAATGGAATGAAACTCAGGTTCCTGTGAGTCAGTTGATCGCGTTAACTGACCAGAAGCCGACTATCTGGCAGCGGACCGGCAAGGGTGATAAAACGCACTGGATACTCTTTCTCAAACCCTGAACACCCTTCCCCACATTCTCATCGCAATAGCATTCCTGATCGCCGCCTGGGCGATATTCAAAATACTCTGAACGAGGTCAACTATGGAAAATGTAATTCAACTGATGCCAAGCAAATGGGTATCGGAGTCTGTTCTCATGCAGATTACTGGCCTGCGTCCGGGAACCATTAAGCGCGCCCGAGAGAAGGCCTGGCTACAGGGGCGTGAATATCTTCTGTTCTCCCCGGAAGGAGACCCGAAGCCCAACAGCGAAGCGATGTATAACAGGGAAGCTATCGACCAGTGGATTGCAGGTCAGGCAAAGAGACAGCCTGGTGCGGTGGAGCGTAAAAAAGCTTAACCTGATCGCCCTTTCACACAGGAGATGCAGTATGACAAAAACAATATATCCAAAGGGCGTTGAAAACCATGGAGGGTTCCTGCGCATCCACTTTCAGTATCAGGGTATCAGAGTAAGGGAGGCGCTTGGTATACCTGACACCGCCAAAAACAGGAAGGTTGCCGGAGAGATGCGGGCTAACGTGGTTTATGAAGTTAAAACGGGGGCCTTCGTTTACCAGCGGACGTTCCCGACCTCAGTACACTTGGCGAAGTTTGGTGATACTCGTGAGGAGCTGACGGTCAAACAGATGGCTGAGCGATGGCTGGCGGTTAAGGAGACGGAGATTAGTCGCAACACTCTGGCAAGTTACAAAACGCGCCTGACAACATGTCTGGGTATTTTAGGGGAGAGTAAGTTCATTCGGGGAATTAAAACTGAAGATATTCAGAAAATGAGGCTAATGCTCTTGAAGGGAAGTTATGTCTTCGGGAGAAATCGCAACATGACCGGCAGCGGCCGATCGGTGGCCTATGTGAACACCTGCATGTCCGATATTTATTCTCTCTTTAAATTCGCTCATGAAAACGGATACGCAGACAGAAATATCGTGTCCTCTCTGTCGCCGCTGAAGAAGGATAAGCCGAAGCCAGACCCGCTTACACGGGATGAGTTCCATCGCTTCTCAGCCTCCTGCAACTCGAGGCAAATACGCAATCTGTGGTCACTGGCTGTTTATACCGGCCTGCGTCATGGTGAGTTGTGCGCGTTAGCTTGGGAGGACATTGATCTGCAGGCCGGCTTAATCACCGTCAGAAGAAACCTGACCGTTCTGGGCGACTTTACTCCGCCAAAAACAAACGCTGGTGAGAGGAAGGTTTATCTCATTCGGGCAGCAGCAGAAATCCTTCGCGATCAGATGGAGCTGACAAGGATGCATCCGGCCCGAGAGGTAACGATACTCTCGCGGGAATATGGCAGATCTGAACAGGAAGAGCTGACTTTTGTTTTCAATCCAAAGGTGAACGCCATCAACTTCAAGAGTGACAGCTATTACACAGTGTCATCACTCCCACAAACATGGAGAGCGGCAGTAAAAAAGGCGGGCATCAAATACAGGAAACCATATCAGTCCAGGCACACGTATGCATGCTGGTCACTTTCCGCAGGTGCAAACCCCAACTTTATCGCCAGTCAGATGGGCCATGCTAATGCGCAAATGGTTTACCAGGTGTACGGCTCATGGATGAGCGAAAATGACGAAGCGCAAATGAGCCTGCTTAACGAAAAGCTCAATGATTTTGTCCCATCACTGTCCCACAGCAAAGCCGTCTAGCCTCTAATTCCTTTCCTGCCAATAAGTTAACCGACTTATACTTGCATATTCATAATGTCAGTGTACGCACTCACCAGCTTGTTACGCACCTGAATCCCCATCTGCATCGACACGGACGACTTCTGCATATCCACCATCACATCGTTCAGGTTGATGCCTGGCTTACCCAGCTCAAAGTCCTGCGCTTGCGTGCGGGCTTCATTCTGCGTGTCGCTGATCTTGTTCAGTGCGGCTTTCAGCTCACCGGCAAAATCCGCATGGCTGGAGGCATCGGTACTCTTGCCGCTGGCCTGAATCGCTGCGGTTTGCAGCTGCT